CTACAGTTTAGTTCTCTCAAAAGATAAAATCATGTTTCCTTTGGCAGTTACCTCACGAGAGAAGCTTAGATAGCCCATTGAGGCAATATTAAGTAAATCAAAGCTCTTTACACTCTTTTTAGTGTCAGATACTTCTATTCTAAAACTCTTGCACTCATAGTTTTTTCCAACATCATCAGCTGCCTTTGATAGACCATCAGGATCGTCTTTATAGGCTTTAATAACACTCTGCTTGAGTTGCATATCAATAGAAACACTGACTACATCATCTGAGTCAACATATTTCTCAAGGGATTCAGCCACTGCATCATTGATAAAACCATCCCTCTTAAGAATACTGATATGATCCGATGTTAGCTTTGACAATACAGTTGTGTCCTTCGCAGAATCAATCATTCCGGTTATATCAGAGATATGAACCGTATGATAAGTCTCATAACTGCTATTTTCGGTCTTTTTGGCCTTATCATTAAAATACTTGTCAATGTTTTTATCGAGTTTCTGTACATCTGCAGAAACAGTCTGAAGTGCATCTTTAATATAATTTTCTGTAGACTTGACTTTAGCTTTTAACTGAACAGCAGAAAATTCAGCCTTGGAAGACCATGTGCTATGAGTCTGAATTATGCGACCACTGTTGTCGGACATTGTTCCTTTCTTAGTTGAACCTGAAATACCAATGTTCAGCTTTCCAAAATCCACATTGTTAAATATCCTATTTAAGAAAGGATGCTTCTTTGCATACTCCTTTTCTGCATAAGCATATGCTCCTTCTTTAACATCGGATCTCACCATCTGATATTTAACTCTATCACTCAGATTTTCGGTTACAGATATTCCTCCTGCTTTCTGTGTATTTGAGCCTAATGCTGCTTCTGCAGCGAGACGAACATCATCTGCTTTAAGCTTTGAACAGAACAGTTTGGTTATAAATACACTGGCCTCCTCATCAGAATCAAACTTCAGATTTAGAGTCTTACCTTTGCCAGCTTTTCCTTCTAAATCCAGTGTCCCAATTTTAGCGGTGGAACCCACATTAGCAGAAAGATTAGCTAGTGTAGAGGTATTAATATCCAGTCTTATCTTGCCTGCTCCGTCACGTGAAATAACCAGCCCATTCTTATTAAGAATCGCCAGAGAAGTTTTAAGGGAGACAAATCCATTTTTTCCCAGAGCGGTTCCGAATATGGAATCGACATCTTTAAGAGGATTTATGTTTAATTTAAACTGTTTATCCTCATCAATATACTTCACATTATCTCGACCGACGTTTTTCACCATTTCTGTTACACAAGCCAGTGCATTTTCAAATTTTAGCTGTCTTCTTAATTGAGTCTCGGCCTCTGAACGTTTACGCGCTCTGAACATTCCAGCAATAGAGCCTAATACAGTAAAAGCCATCTGTTTTACCTGGCTGAAACTTCTGGCAAAAGCATGTGAGATCTTGCCCTGATTCATTCTTGCCTTCACTATAAGTCTTGCAAGATTAGAATCTATACCTCTCAGGTTAAGAGCTTTTGTCATCTCATCTTCTACACGTTTTTTACCTTTTTCATCAAGCTCATCATTCTGATACGCATCAAGAAGACTCTTACGATCGTAATAGCCTAACTTTGCAGCAGCATAACTTAAAGCAAGTCTAACCAGAGCTCGGATATGTGAATCTCCAAGTAATTTGCTGTCTATTTGAGAAATTAGTTCTGACTGGGATTTACCAATTTCACTTCTCTGCTCTTTTGAAGTTTCAAAGACATGCTTATAGTCACTATCAAAACTGTTCTGAACTCTCATAAGAACAGCATTATTTGTAAATGAATCTTCTTTGAAGGCAGACTTAAGGGCAACAGATACAGCCCCCTCCTCACTGTCATCATGATTTATATAGCTCAGCAATGCATCAGCTTTGGAAAGATTCTTTTCTGAAAGATGCTTTTGAACAAATTCCTTGAGTTTACTGTTAAATTCAGAGCCATTGAATGAAGATAGATCCATGAGGTCACGAGAGAATTCAGAACGTCCGCCACGAGGGTCTCCTACGCCAAATGAAGACAAATCAACATTCTGGGAATTAACTTTAAGTGATTTTATAATTTCCTTCTTCTGATTCTCATCAAAGTGAGGATTTGAGATCTGCTTGTACATCTCATCCTCAATCTCTGTCTCAAAGCCCATAGACTGACAGAGATCATTCAAAACAAGCTTTTCAAGAGAAATCATTGAGTTGTCAGTTGTAGCAGGATTCAAACTTAATGAAGAAAGATGCTTTACAAATTCCATATTTCTGGTAAAGGTAAGAATTCTGGCCTGCTTAAGAGACTCTTCACTATCGCCATTCTTCTCTATGTATTTTGCGCCTTCTTCTTTTGCTATAAACTGGGAATAGCTCTCGCCATGCCTTAAAAGAGAAATCTGCATGTATTTTGCAACACACAGCTTTGTAAACTGGCTGAGGGGCTTAACAATTACCTGCGAAGCTAAGGCATTTTTAAGCACAGCTAAAGCTTCATCGCATTTTTGGTTAAAGGCAGACATTCTCTCATCTGAGAAATTCGGATCATTGAGCATTGAGGAATCAATGCCGTTTGCTTCCATGAGATTTTTCTTAGCAATAAAATTGTTAAGCTCTGCGCCATATTTAAAATCAGACTCTGAAAAATCGAGCTTTGAAGGATCAGAGATACCGTTGTTTCTTAGAGTATCCATGCTGAGCATAGACAAGTCGTCTACCAGATTATCTCGTAGTGCAATCAGGGTTACAGCAACATCCTCCCCCTTTGGGATCTGCCCCGGTTCAAGTCCCTGTGCATCCAGTAGCTCCAACAAGGCAGGGTTCTGCAGTGGAGCTTCAGATTTTTTCATTAGGGTAACAAAGTTATCGCTCAAATTCTTATATTTGACGTTGATTGAGTCAATGAGCTGATGCTTGTTTACATTGTGCTTTATAAGTTCATCCTCTGAAGTGATTTTTTTAAGTGAATAATCGTCCTTCATTGTATAATTTCTATCGATTAGAAAAAGCTCTTCACGCATCTGCCCAACAGCTTTCTGGCGTTTACCTTCAAAGCTTTCATTACGAATTGCGCCTAAGGCAGTATAATACTCATTGTTTGAATTAAGGGCTTCGGTAATGCTTACAAGATCATCACTCTGCCCCTTATTTCTGATCATGCCCTGAGCCTTAGAAGACATAAGCTCTTTTACGCCGTCAGATAGAGAGTTATTAAATTCTCTTAATGCAAGTTCTCCTGATGACAACTGTCTGTTTGCATCTTCTTTCTTCCCCATGGCCTCAGACAAAGTCATTGAGAAAACATTCTTTGGTACCTCACTTATCTGTTTTTTCTCAAGTTTCTCTGCCATATGAGCATGATATGTAGTATTCAAGACAGTGTTCCAGATAACACTCAGGTGAGGAACTTTTCTTGTCTCACAAGCTGCGGTTAACACTGTATTCAAAGTTTTTGAATCAATATCCTTTGGTTTTGCGTTAATAATTTTATTAAGAGCCTGCTGCAAAGAATAATCTTTAAAATGATCTGGATTAAAAGCAATCTCCTCTGGAGTTGGAGGCGCACCATATAATTTCACATAGTCAGACAAAACTTCCGGCTTAAAGTCTTTTAAGGCAGCCTGTTTTATAATAGCCAGATCCTGATACTTACCGCATTTCTGAGTCAGTTCGTCATTGCCAAGATTTGACAGCATGGACAGCATGGCATTAAAGGTCTCTGATGAGACTAAATCAGGAAGAACAGTTGAGGCAAGGCTGTCGATAAAGGCAGGTCCATCTTTAGGAGATGCAAGAACATCAACCATTTTCAGAATAACCTCAACACTTCTGGTCTCGGCTATTTTGGGTTCTTTGTCAGAATCAATTCCCAATAAACCAGCAAAGGAGGTAATATTAAATCCGGTAAAGCTTAGAAGCTGCATAATCTTAGAGAAATGCTCCTGAAGCTTTGGATTAGTGGAAATTTTCTGCATCAGAGACTGTAATGCCCTAAGATTAGGAGTCTCTTTTACACCATTGATTGCAGGCATCTTTGCAAGATTTAGACTTACAACCTTGGATAAAGCCTTACTGTGCTCGGGATTTAGTTGCTTGCCAATAGCATCACCGATTTTGGTAAGCTCATTGGCCAAATTAAAGTTAGATCCGGCATTGTGCAGCAGGTCAACAACTCTCTTGCCAATCTCGTCAAAAGCCTTACGAGAGAAATCATCAAGTTTATTTTTTAGAAAAGTGTTTGATGAAGCTTCCTGTTCAAGTCTTGTATAAAGATTACTTAAACTCTCCCCTCTCAGATTTTTCGCTTTAAGTGTTATATCAAAATCCTTCGACAGTTCTTTTAAAGCAGAAAGTTTTGGATAAAAATTTCTATCTATATCAGATATCTTCTCAGCTGTTTCCGAGTCGTCATAAATAGCAATAAGTCCACATTCTGAAGGAATTTCTCCATTCATAGTTGTCAGCTTTGAATTAGGGACTGTAAGTTTTAGAGTATCTGGATTAACAGATGACAGGTTTTCACAGGCATTCTTATACTCAGAGTGAATCTTTTTGATATCACTGGCTGTTCCAAGTTTATTGTCAGCAATACTCTTTATATTATTCTTGAATTTTTTTAATGCATCTGCGCCCTTAGTCTTGTTTTCATCAGGCATACCGTCAAGCAGCTGATTGATTTTAGATAAAATGCCTTCGACGTTTTTCTCGCCACAGGCCATAAGCTCACAGATCATTCCCTGAACGGTTAGAACAAGATTCTGATCAAGAGTGGCAATATTGCAGGAAGCCTTAAAATCCTTAAAGAAATTTGCTGTTAATAAAAAAGCCACACCTAAATCTAAAAATGCCTTCTGCGAATTAGATGTTGCCTTTTTATAGGTCTGCCCCATCTTTTTAAAGCAGTCAAAATCCTCGATCAAATCTAAGACTTCTTTTTTAAAAGCCAGATCGCATTCACTTGCCAACTCCTGAAGCTTTGCAAGGTGAGGTGCATGCTCTGAATGAACAGAATTGATCACAGCTTTATCTATATTAATGAGAAAAAACAACTTCTCTTTATTTGAAATCTGGTTATTAATACCGTTATTCTGAAGATTACCAGCAATTCTCTGCATAGTCTGAAGCAGTTCTTCTCTAGAAGGTCTAACATTATTGGAATTATTCCTCTGAAGAATGCCATTTAAATTTTCAGCATCATTCAATTCAGGATTCTGATTAGATGAAGGCTCTACATTAGGGGCATGAGGTATATTGTTTCCAAGATTAACATTTGAAACTGTATTGCGATTAACTGAAAAATCACTCATGTTACACCTCTATTATCTAGATGACCTATTTCTTCGTACACATTAGAACAAGTAAGCAAAAATTACCTACATTATAAAAAAATAATCACAGTATAAGTTTAAGATAGAAACAGAGTCTCAACAGAAAAATAAAACATGTTTGTGAGATGAATAGCAAAAGAAACAAAAGTTAAATGCTTTGGTGGAGGTGGATGGATACATTACTGTAAAATTTGTTTATAAATCAATTAAATATAAAAACACTACAAAAAAAATACAGAATAAAACACCTCCAAGCAGGACATATTGCAATAAAAAGAAATTCCGAGCAGATTACTAATTTATATTTTTCGATGAAATAGCAAATCACACATCTTATCGAAAACTTTAATTTTCTATTTTTCTCAATAATATCCCTCAATATTGCATTAACAAGTAAACATAACGTTATCATCTCATCTTAAAAGATTTTTTAGTCGCATAAAACGACATATCTTACATCTATAACTTTCGATGAAGATATAAAAAAGTATTTTTATCGAAAATTATAATTAGATACAAGTGGAAAAAGAGAATTCTTTTAATTATAATTTTCGATGAGAAGATAAATATTCCATTTCACCGAAAATTATAAATAAAGGATAAGCAATGCTAATCGGTAGAGAAAAAGAAATCAAAGAATTAAATGAGCTATATCATAGCGAAGATGCTGAACTTATTGCTTTATATGGTAGACGTCGTGTTGGCAAAACATACCTGATTGATGAAGTATTTAGAGACAGGTTAAATTTTCGTCATGCAGGATTATCTCCCATTGATAGTGAAAAGGAGAATGTAAAAGCACATTTAATGAAAGATCAGCTAACACATTTTTTTAGATCACTAACTATACAAGGCTATAAAGGGAAAAAAACGCCTGAATCATGGCTAGAGGCATTTTATATGCTTGAAGAGCTTCTCATGGAAAAATATAAGGACAATGAAAGAATTGTTGTTTTCTTAGACGAAATGCAATGGCTAGACACTCCGAAAGCAAAATTTATGACAGGTTTCGAGGCTTTTTGGAACGGGTGGGCATGCCACAGAAAGAACCTTATGGTAATTGTTTGTGGAAGTTCCTGTTCCTGGATTCTCACCAATGTCATAAACAATCATGGTGGTCTTTATGGAAGAGTCACATTCGAAATAAAACTTAAACCATTCACTCTTAGAGAATGCGAGCAATTTCTAACATCAAAGGGAATCTGTATGTCTCGTTATGATGTAATCCAAGCATACATGATGGTTGGAGGTATTCCTTATTATTTAAGGTATTTCAATAAGAGATTAAGTTTAGCTCAAAACATCAATGAAATCTTCTTTGCAGATGAAGCTCCATTAAAAGATGAATTTAATCGAATGTTTGCTTCACTATTTAAAAACGCTGAACCTATTAAACAAATCATAAAAGCAATAGCATCAAAAAATAAAGGCATAACAAGAAAAGAATTGTCTGAAATAACAGGAGTAACAGACAGCGGAGAAGTATCAAGGCAGCTTAACGCTTTAATTTCCGGAGATTTTATTATCAAATATAAATCATTTGGTGACAATAAAAGAGATGAAATATACAAACTAGTGGACCCGTTCTCTTATTTCTATTTAACGTTTTTAGACAAGAGTAGCGATAACAGAAATATTGACTGGATAAACATAGAAGACTCTAGTCGAGTACTTTCCTGGAAAGGCTATGCTTTTGAGAATGTTTGTTGGAATCACATCCCCCAGATCAAAATGGCTCTGCAGATCGGAGGAGTATCTACAACAGAAGCGCTCTGGTCAAAAAGAGGAGATGAAAACACACGTGGAACACAAATTGATTTAATAATTGTCAGAAAAGACAATGTAGTACACATGTGTGAGATAAAGTTTTACAACGACGAATTTGAAGTTGATAAGGAATACCACTTAATTCTAGAAAGAAGAAAAAAAATGCTCCGCGAACATATTTCTAAAAGAGCAACTATTCACAATACACTGATAACAACGTATGGATTAAGAAAAACAAATTATTTTGGTGATTTTGTTCATGTATTAACAATTGATCAGCTATTTGAAAATTAACACAAGAAAACAGAATTGAAACAGCTCTCTTCATGCTGCATCAAGGTGTTAAAGGCTTTGGTGGAGGTGGAGGGATAAATTACTATAAAATTAGTTTACAAATCAATTAAATATAAAAACTCTACAAAAAACTACAGATTTTAATGAATCTATTCATTTGAAAATGAGCAAAATAGAAACTAAGTCCCTATTCTTTATTACAGTTCTAATGATTAGTCTGATTAAGCACTTAAGATTCTTGGTTACATCGTAACCATGGCTATGTAGAAATGATTAGCCCATCATAGAGAGGGGCACTGACACTACAGTTGATTGCAAATCTCAAATCTGTAGCGGCCTATATTTTGGACTTATGGATGCCTCATATAGGACTTTGAAACCTACGTAATGTAGGGATCTAATTTGTTAAAACAACATATTTATAAATATAAAATCATTTATTCCTACAAAAAGTACGAATAAGAACTGAACCTAATAATAACAAAATTTATCTGATCTTTTCTTTTATTCCGGCATCTTTTAGCAATTTGTTTGCCCAAACTTTATTGTCTAGATGTCTTGGAATCTGACAGCGACCACAAATATTTCCATCTTTGTCTTTCTGAACCCATATTTCATGTGAGCCTTTTCCGTTTCTGTAGTATTCGTAGCCGATTTGTTGAAGTAACTTAATAACTAGCGAGTAATAACCATTCATACAGGAAGAGCCTTAGAAATAATTCCTGTAGGACATAGATGATCTACATTTCTGCCGAGATCAATAGAAACCAACTCTTTTGCACCCTCCTGCATAGCAGATACAACTTCATTTAAATCTTTTGACTCAGCAAACAACCCTTTAATATCTGGACTGTATGCACAATAATCATCAGACTCACGGCTGTAATAAATATCATAACGATAGCTCAATACAAAACCTAAACGAGCCATAATTTTCCAGAAAGGGAAACCAATTCTGTAATACATGATTTTCACCTCAAACATGATCTTACTTAAAGGATAGTCATTTTATAAAAAAAATAACAAAGATTTCATCTCAATTTTTACATTTTGAAAAATTGAATCAGTTGAACTCCAAATTTCAAATTTTTTGGCACTTTGTCATTCTAAAGACAAGATATAACTATTTGAATATAAACAAGATTTTTTTGATTTTGGTGGAGGTGGAGGGAGTTGACAATATTTAATAAGTTATTTGATTTAAAATGAATTATTCAAGATTTTAGGAATCTGTATGTAGTTTTGTATGTATGTGTAATTGACCTAAATTACGTATGTAATTATAACAAAAAAAAGAACCCACTCGACTGAGTGGGTAGAATCATCTTGTATAACAAACATAAGGAAATGTAAATGAAAGCTCTAGCGGTGACATAGGGAGTGTCAGATTAAGAAGTGAACATCTAGATTTTTAAAGATATGATTTATTATTGCACCCCATTGCACCCCTTTTTACAAAAGATCTAAAAATTAGATTAAGTATTCTTTATCCAGGAATACTTAATCTTGATAATCAAAATTTCACTATAAAAATTTACTCTTCTCCAGAATCTTCTTCTACTGGTTCTGGTTCAGATGGTGCATATGGGCCTAAATGATTTTCGCGCTCATAGATATCAAATCCAAGAGCTCCTAATTTACAAGTTTTGCCACACCATTCATAGCCGTATAGGTTCTTAATTTTCTTTGAACCGCAATATACACATCTGCCTTTTCTTACATAGGTCTGACTTGGCTTTGGATATACTGTCTCGCTCATTTTATTCTGCCTCCGCTGTTAATGTCTGGTATTCTTCTCTTAATTCAGCCTTCCATTCTTCGTCACCGTTCAGGTCTGCAATGGTCATCTGCTTGATTAAATCATCAATTGCCTGTTGAGCTGCATTCTGCTTTGCCTGTTCTCTCTCAAGAGCCTTCTCTTCCTCAGTAGGCTCAGGAATCTCCTCGATAGTCATTACGAAATTGTCAGAGACTACGGTTTTATAGTGTTCACTGTCTGCAGCAACTAAAGCCTCTAATAAGATTTTAACCTCGTAGTTATGCTTACCCTGACCGTTGGAGATACAGGTTAAACCTTTCTTAATAGCCTCAGCACAAGTGGTTGGGATCTTCTCATTAGTCCATTTTGAGCCGTTCCACTTGGTCCAGTAACCGGCTTTAAATGTTGGTTCAGCCATGGTGGAATCAGGAGGAACTAAATATTCCTCTCCCAATTTTTGTACTAAAGTTTCGTTTAGGTAGTAACCCTGACTATCAAATTGATAAGCAGTTGTTGTATTAGACATAAGGAGTCTCCTTTATGAATTTGTCAAAACTAAAAATAAAAGAAAAACGTTATACGGTCAGACTGGGTGAAAGTTTGTATCTGCGTGTCTATCCTTCCGGTCATAAGTCTTTTGTGCTTCGATACAACGTGAGAGGGATAGTTAAAGATGTAACTTTGGGCTTCTATCCTGATTTATCACTTGTTCAAGCTCGACAGCTTGCACACCTGAAACGTGAGGAGTTAAAGATCAAGCCTTCAAAAGGATTAACTTTTACAGACGCTTTTAAGCTATGGTGTCATAAAAAGAAATCTTACATAGTCTCGTATGAGGTTGAGAAACGGAGAATTGAAATCTATCTGCTTCCCAAATTAAGTAAACTGCAACTGGAGCAGATTACTGCACCGTTAGCCTTAAATCTCCTACTGGAGTTGAAGGATAAACCACCCACTCTGAAACGCATCTTAATGCGCCTTAATGAGATACTTGATTTAGCTGTCTGTGCCGGACTGCTTGCCAATAATCCATGCAGGAAGTTATCCAGAGTATTTGCGCCCTACTCTGTTAAGAACCGCCCATACATTCAGGCTCATCGACTTTGTGAACTGTTTGTACTTCTTAAAGGTCAGAAGCTGGAATTTCACTGTTTTGTTATATGGGCGGTTTATTCAATGCTCAGACCAATCGAGTGCGTTTCAGTCCGCTGGGCATGGATTGAAGGAGATACCCTTACCCTCCCTGCTGAGATTATGAAAAAGCGTAGAGTTCACAGAGTCCATTTGTGTCCGGACATTCTCGCTGTCTTAGAACTTGTCCATACAGACAAGCGTAATGCTTACGTGTGGCATTTCACCTCAGGAAGTCATGTCCACAAACAGTATTTGTCACGCTTCCTGAATAAGTCAGTGTTAAACGGTCAGCTCTGCCATCACGGATTAAGGGCTACCGCTAGGACATGGCTTAAAGATCAAAATATTCCGTTTGAAGTTGCGGAGGATTGCCTTGCACATGTTTATGGAAGTCAGACTGAACGCGCCTATCTTCGTGGAGATTATCTTGAACAGCGCAGAGAGATATATCAGAAATGGTTCAGATATATCTTTGAAATGTATTGTGCCGTATGTGCCGAGGATTCCTCCGGAAGTAAGCTTATACAAGCGGTTAACTCGGTAAAAGACTGAATTAAAATATTGTGCTGGGCACAATTAAAAAATCACTTCTTAATGGCGGTTTTTACGTAATTAAGAGGTGATTTCTTTTGTCCTAACATTACAGGGCAATCAAAAAGTTTTATATGTTATGGTGCATTAATTAGCTCTGGAGCTTTGGGTAGTGGAAAAGATTCTGCATCACCTCATGCTTATGCTGGGAACTCGGGTAACGACAAAAATATATTATATTTTAATGCATCAAATAGTAATTCCATATATACAGACAATGGCTCTATAATTCCGTTATCTTTAGCACTTAACTATGTAATTAAGGTGTAGAGATAGTGGAAAAACCTTTCCTGAATCAGTGTAAATGGCATTTGATTCCGACGCATTAAAAACATAATTTACCATTATTCTCTCTCCGTTACCGCTGAATCTTGCAGTATTATCGTTGTATTGAGATGTTGCTCCTGATGCGACCTTATATTGTCCTCCTGAGAATTTTCCAGTTATGTTAGGACCTAAGTCCTAACATAACAGGTTATCAAAATTTTCGTTCTATCACCAACACTGGTGTAGGCGGGTGCATGATAAATGTAAACTCAGGGGCTTTTGATGTAAAAATACAGAAAGGTTCATCTGCAGATACAGTATCAGTTTTATCATCTACAAAAAATACAGACCAATTACAATTTAGCGCCAATAATTCAAACTCTGTTTATCAAGATGCAGGATTTATACGCCCATTCTCTTTAACGCTTAATTACATAATTAAAAGCAATTGATAGAGGTGTAACATGACTGTTGTCTTGATATACGGAACTAGAACGAGATGCATCTAAATTAAGTGCAAATGTCGAAGTGCTGGAGTTTGCTCCTACTGGTAAAGTAAAAACGTCTGACGCATAAAGACTTTTACCATCTTCTCCTACTTGTCCACAATAAGCTATACGATATAAATGTCCCGTTATGTTAGGACCTAACATTAAAGGTTACTTTAGTGTGAAAAATAATACTCAATTCCTCGGAATAACAAGTGGTGCTTTTAACATAGTCCAAGCAAGTGATTCATCTACTGAAAGAGTAAATGCATCTGTCGTTTCTGCATATACTCCAAATAGAACACAGCTTAATGCAAGTCTGTTTAATTCAACTTACACAGACAGCGGTAAGGTATATCCTCTATCGTTAGCATTAAACTTCATCATCAAGTGCTAGGCTTTTATGATGAAATTCAAGGCAAGAGAAAGTGGGTACACCTTGCCTGAATTTACATATGTACTATTAGAATTACTTGCGCTCATTTGAACTGCTCTATCAGATGTTGTGGATACAATTGTTCCCATAGGTAGAGAAATAGCATCTTCTCTAGAGTCATATGTATTAAAAGCCCCATGTGCCAACGATGGTATTGAGCTCAGAGCTCCTTTTGATCCTATATAAAGGCTGTAAGCAAAAACACCTGTAATGTTAGGACCTAACATTACAGGACTAATTAGCGGATTATACTCGCTAGTAGCTCAAAGTGGAGCTTTTTATCAGACAGGTCATAGGCTCTCAAATGTTGGTTTACAGAATGGTGCCGCTAATCTTTTTGAAGATGGTTTTTCAGCTCATAATTCAAACTCCATTTACACCGACTCAGGCAAGGTATATCCATTGAGCCTTGCCTTAAACTTCATAATTAAGTCTTAATGATAAAATTTAACACCAATGACAGCGAATAGACGTGTCCGCTGTCAGTGTAAACTGAGTTATATAATGACGCATTGATACCGTTTACTAAAGAAACCCTTGAAGATGCATTAGGTGTAGCATAGTTCATTCCTGTTGAGAAGATAGCACCGCTAACTGATGCACCACCAGCTTGCTGAATTAAACAAGTTCCTTTTATGTTAGGTCCTAACATAACGGGCAGTTCAAGTGATTTTTATCAGTTTATTGATGCTATAGATAGTGGAGCATTAAGAAATGAGCTAACTAGATCTGCAACAAATGGAACTGTTACAAGTGACTTTGGTGCCCATACACTATATTTTGACGCTAAAAGTTCTAATTCTATTTACACGGACTCAGGCAAGGTGTATCCATTAAGCCTTGCTTTGAATTTCATCATAAAAGCCTAGCATTTAATTATGAAATTGAGAGCCAAAGACAGCGGATATACGTGACCACCGGGAGAATAAATGCTACTAGATTTTTGGGCAGAGAAAGGAAAATAACCACTATCTTTACCACCGCCACTTGATGAATAACCGTCATATCTATAAGCGTGCCATGATGTTAAGGAGAAAGCACCTGAACCACCTAAACCTCCATCTCCTCTGATACCTTGCAGATCTCCTGTAATGTTAGGTCCTAACATCACTGGTTCAATTAAGGACATGTTATCCAACAATGAAAGTGGAATGCCAACAACAGATGGTGTTTTTACCTTTACACAAGTTAATCTAGGTCCGACAAGGACTCCAATTGGTAATCGTGCTGGTAAAGTCGCATTTGATGCTTCTCTACACGATAGCATTTACACTAACTCTGGTAGTGTTCGTCCTCTAGGCTTAAGTCTTAATTACATAATTAAGAGTTAAAGATAAAGGTCTGACAGACCCTGCGTTTAAGTATACTGAGGAGCAATTTTGAGCGTTAAATTCGATTTTTACATCTGCTCTTGTGGTATCTGGTCCAGCTCCTCCAATGCGCCCGTTGGCTGTTAATGATAGTGCGCCTGATGTAGTTTTTACCTCATTAATGCCTAGTCTCGAAGCTCCAGCGGAACCAGTAATGTTAGGTAACTGTTCAGGTTGGTATCTACCCACCCTTGCAGAAGACATAGCTCCCATTAAAGAACGACCTCTAAAATCAGGAAGCTGAATAGTGGTTGAGCCGTCACCAGGCCCATAGATTGGACCAGAGAAGGTTGCAGGGTTAGCTTCGTACTCAGCCTGTTCAGCAGCGGAACGAACAAAGCCGTTGTCATAAGCGTACTGAGTCAGTTTAGAGTTTGCAGAACGAGAAACAACCGCACTGTTTCCTAACAGCCAGCCATCGTTAATATTATTTGAAATTAAAGGCTTGATGTCGCCGGTATTAAAACCACACTCTTTAAACTGATCTTGTATTCTCTGATCATACACAGCAAGAACCTGAGCTAAAGTAGCAGGAGTAATTATTTTTCTTTCATTTTCGCCTAATAAAGCCTCAGCCTCAGTTGCCAACTGAGCTATACCCTTTGTTGAAAATGTTGCATCTGGATTCAGGAAGTTGGTATCACCGAATGTAATATATTGAGGATTACCCTGAGTCAGTTCCATATCGAATGAAACATAAGCCTGAGTAGTTGCGATTTTTGAAATAAGACCAGTCTCGGAACTAACAACAGCAAACAGAATATCTTGATCGGTTACAATGCCGATTGTCTTAACAGTATATGCCTGGTCTCCTGTATCACCAGCACTGACGTGGATTGTATGATCTGAAGTTGCAGTTCCGCTTACTGAGGAGAGAGTTGCAACTATATCAGTAATATCGGATAAAACGGAAGCGGTTGAGGCATTGATGGCAGTTGTAGAAAAAATAACTTTGTTTAAAACAACAGAACCTGTACCAGTCTGCTCTGCATTGATTAAAGCCTGAAGACCTGCATTTGTAACAACAACATTCTGAGCCATTTGTAAAACTCCATTATGAATAAAAATGAGAATAAGCCATGCTACGAGAACCACCACTAAAACAACTATTGGAGTTCATCTCGTACCACAATGTAGGATTTGTATAAAAATGGGTATAAGTCATCATTCTGACGACTAAAGATAAATCTAATTCTGAATATAGAGGCTGATTAACCAGAACGAGTGTGTATTGAGAACGCACTGGTTTTGCGTAATTTATTCCGTTGATTAAATCCGCCAATACTTCAGAAGGAACTCTCCTTCCGGTCAATTCCTGATTAACTTTGACAATAAACGTATGGGGAGTGCCTTGAGGTTCTGTTTCGAACCATTCAATAATAGAAGCCGCACCACCAACCAGGCTCTCGCATACATCTACAATCGCCCCTTTTGTGCCAAGATGAGATTTGGTTTGAATTAAAGTGCGAAGAACCTGTCTTTTGGTTTCAATATCCCAGGAGTCTCTCCATACATGGGCATGCCATTGAGCAGCTAAATGATCTAAAGTATCACTGCTTAATTCATCAAAACGATAATAAAAAAGACCATCGTTTAGATGATCTTTTGAATTATCGCCGGCATATAAGGCTTCAGCTGAATGTTTAAATACCGGTTCTTCTTTGATTGATGAAGGAAGTAGAGCAAATAGGAGTGTTTTATCTTCCGATTTATGCATCTTCAGCTCCTCCATATGATATTGTCACATTTGAAGCAGGACATTGAGCTACATGATCTTTATCAATGGTTGTAAAGACAGGCGCTGTTATAACGCAACGTTTTGCGCCTGCATCACGAACCATCTTGATTAGAACATCAGGGTTAATATCACGACCGATTTTACTTTGCTGCCATATTCTGTAATTTTCTACAGCCTGTAAAACAGAAGCTGTAATCTGAGATATCTTTGAAATATCATTTGAATCAAGATACCAGGTGATATTGATTGTATAGGTTTCCGCTGTTGGAGAGGTTACAATTAGATTATCTGTAAGCGGTCTAATATCATCCTGAGAAAGGTAGTCTTTTAATTCGTTAAGGAATGCTGTTTCAGGAAGAGTTCCGTCCGTTAAGAGAGGATGAATATAAACGTTGCCTGGGTGTTCAGGCAGACCATATATGGAAACATCAATAATCGCACCAGAGAATGATTTTGCATAATACTCATAGCTATCATGAGGACCTGCTACAGAAAATGATTCTGGAGCCAATCTGATGCGTTCTGCGTATGCGGAATCATCTTCCCTATCAGCGCCACCTGATGGTTGTTCTGTATTTGTAACGCTCTCCATCTGAGGCATTGGGTCAACCATAGTGTTGATAGCGCCTATAGCGATATCATTTGCAAATGATCCGGTTTCTGAGCAGGTAGCAATTACATCAATATAAAGATTTCCAGCAGGAATCTCGTAATTTTCATTTACCTCAAAAATAGTGGTGCCGTCACTTGCCTTGGTTCCCTGTGGAATTACATAAATTTCGCTTAAAATCTGTGACAGAGTATATCTTAAAGTTACAGTTGCTCCTTTTGCTGGGATTCTATAGGTATTAACCATAATGCCTAAAGCATCCAGATGATCTCCTTGAGCATAGGTCAGGAGATTCTGTCTTGCTGCAATATTTATATCCTGTCTTAACTGAGTGATTTCTGCAGCTAAAGATAGAAGAAACAATCTAACTGGGTCACCGTTAGCCAAGGTTCTTCCTGAAATCTCTTCATATTTAGATATAATCCTCTGCTCGTTTGAAGTCGCATTTACCGTTAGGAAATTCAGCTCCGGCATATCAAAACGAGGTAAAACTTCTTCAGTCATTTGTAATAATCTCCACTGTTACTACTGGTGATAAGATGCCATCCATTGCATCAATAGAGTTTTCTTTAAAAACAACACTCAAAACTCTTACTCTTGGTTCATCTCGTTCAATTGCATCGATAATTTCTGCCTGCCACTGTCCTTTAGCAATAGGCATTGGTAAATCAATATAAGATCCATCTACCCCAAAATCTCTATCCAGAGGTACAGACCCCTGTATTGTTTTAAGGATAGTTGCAACATTCTGATATATTTCTTCGCGCTCATTCTTAGGTGCAAGATTCAGTTTGTTTTCTGTTGTAACAATCAGAGTTGATGACATATTCACCTCAAATCATATTCTTTAAATACTGTAAGAGACTGAATCCCTGAGCTTCTTCCAACTGAAGAGAAACATCAGCTGCAATGCACAAGCCTATGCCATTGAAATGCTTTTGATCTTCACTGAAACCTGTCAAAACATATTTACCGTAATACTTTGGCCCCAAAAGAAGTCTGTGAGCTTCACCAGATTCGAGCATATCTTTTAAAAGCGGTAAATAAGCTGATGGAGAGGAATTAAGGTAAGAACGAAGCTGTATTTTAAAAGACATTGTGGTTAGAGACGGACCAACATATTCATGTACCGGCTTCTGACCTAACACATCATGAGTAGCATATCTGCTCTGTCTTTGAATCTGTAAATCTTTAAAGGTTGCTACCTGTTCTGTACTACAGGTAAAAGGAATCTTTCCGAAGAAACCTAAAACTCCAAGAAAAGCCATATACGCTCCTAATTTGAGACAATAAAAAAGCCTCTGGGAATTAACCGAGAGGCTTATTGTTGATTATAATTGCAACGATTATTCTTCAGTTTTATTAGGAATTACATCAGATATATAATAAACATCACCATTTTGGTTATGTTTTACTTTTGCAACAACTTTTAAAAACGAATCGTTGCTAAAAGCAGTTGTGTAAGCATTTAAAGGTAATTCAAAATTCGGATCTGTTATTTTTCCTGAATAAGAAGTTAACTCTATAGAGTCATCAAGTTCATATTTATCAACTTGTTCCTTCTGATAAAAATTACAATTAGCTGTCTTTTTATTTAGAGAATAAATAAGTATTTCTATGTTTTGACTTGCTTCTTCTTTTGGAGGATCTTTTTTATAAATAACCCTCTTTATATCACTATCTATATTTGAAATGACCTTTAGAGGTTCATTTATTAAACCAGAACTTAGCTGTATAGTTTTACAACCATTGCCTATTGATGATAAGCTGTTTTTAATACTTGAATCTGCCAGTTTTGTTAAACTTTTTATAGTTTCCATAGTTTCTTCATGATGTAATTTTTCTTTTTCTAAATCTATTGCATCACGAGTTTTTAAATATTCCAAAACACGATCCATATCAGACTGCTCTCGTTTACTAAAAATAAACGCACAAATTACATCAAAATATTCTTTTATAGTGCTTATATCTCCAAGAGCCTGAATTGCCGCACTGATAAAAGCAATTATCTCAGCAGAGCCTTCTTTTATCTTCGCATCTGTAAATATTTGAACTTTATATTCTGATGTTTTTTCAGGAAGTTTGTTAGTTATAACATAAGTACCAACCGTAGAGAAAACAGTTGCAAACCCCTGCAAAGATTTACCTAACTCATTCAAATCAATACGATGTTCTCCTCTAGTAAGATCATCATATTTTATTTGATATTGAAATAAATCTACGATATTAGGCTCTGTTTTAGCATTTGCCATACAGTAAGAATCCGTTTTTAAAACAACCAACCAATTGTAAAATAGAAGATATCGTAACAACCTTGAAGCATATGAATAAAGATATTAAGAAAAAGTTCCCCATAAATACTGTTACGGTGAATTAGCCAATCACCAGTTTTAAAAACAAAGTGAAAGTAGCCAATTCCCCAAATAAAGGGGATAGAGCAAAATATATACAAAAATATTTTTTTTACCATTTAATTAAGCTCTATTTCAAATGTTACTGGAGTAAAATTAACAACTTTGTGTAAATTCGTTTTTACGTAAAAGTCCTTACCTCTATTATAGGTTCTTTTAAAAGCTCTAAAATGTTCGTTTTTTAAATATCTGTAATTATCATTAAAGACAGATAATTTTGAAAAATCTTTATCTTTGTAAGACCAAAATAAATAATCTTGATCCCCTTCAAAGTTAAAAGAGTCAAAAGCACATAAATAAACTTCTTCGATTGTAACTCTGTATTGATTACTAGATAAATTCTGTATTTTTCCCTTAGGTAATGCATATAGCATAAAAGCAGCCAAACAGACGTAAACTCCTTCTGCAGTAAAATAATTGTACCTTACGCCATCCTCTATTGTTCTACTGTTACAATATATTGGAGCATTAGATTCATAAGATTCTCTACAATCGAATTCAGTTTGATCCTTAAAATATTTTTTTATTTGCGTAGAAAAATAGTTTTGAGCTGCTTCATTAAATGCAGACTGTTCAAGGTCATCGTGAAAATATCTAATTCCTTCATAGGAAATCAGCCAATCATAATCGATAATAAAAGCTGGCTCTTTTGTATCTAATTCTCCATTATGATTAGACAACCATCTGTCAAACATCTTTGCCAGATATTTCCACCCAATTTCATCAAGTACAGATTCACTTTTATTCGCCATGTTTCTAGCAATTTCAGGAAGGCTTAAAATAGTTTTATCTGGATTATCCGTAGTATCTTGAGCGCTATTCCATAAGGTTGTTTTTACAACTTCTGCTTGTATTTCATTTTCACCAACTGGCCCGCCCCAATTTCCTACATAAACATTTGGAGAGCCTGCAGCTACAGAACCGCCACAGGTGACGGGGTCTCCTACACGACCACAAGCTTTGCCGTTAATAAATACGTGTGGAGCTCCTGAAGCAATATTTCCCACATGAGGCACATGTGCAGGGCAACCGTGAGGATTATACGGATCACCTACACGACCTGTAGATATTCCATTGGTGAACACATCAGGAGAACCACTAGCTAATGCTATAGGAGGGCAGTCATCATGGCCTGTATTGTTATCCCCTACTCTTGTAACAGCTGGCATATATCCTCCTAGTTAATATTAACAGTAGCTCCCTGTATGGTTACAGTTCCGCCTGCTTTTATGGTAATGTCACCAGGAGCGATAATACTTACATCACTTCTATCGGCATGAATTAGAGTATTTTCTACCTGAGCATCAAGCTCATGTGTTGCTCTGTTGTAGCTGATGGTGGTTCCGTCTTTAAACTTCACTCTTCTGATTTCAGGATTATCACATGGAGGCTTAACCTCTCCTGCATACCAGGACCCCAGAATAAATCCATCCTCAATCCCATCTGGAAGAAATAAACAAAGTACATCCTCATTGATATCAGGCATATGATAATCGCTGTTATCGTAGGTATTAGGAACAATAATTGGTAAATCATAACTTACATTATGACCTTCATCCTCAAAGACAATTCTTGCAGTATGATCTTTAGGATTAATGCTTGATACTGTTCCAATACGAATACATTTTCTGAGAGTATTGAGAACTTCATTTGCTTTTTCTTCGCCGTAAATACTCATGCTAATACTTCTCGTTAACGCGTCTTAAATCAACACTGGTTGTATATCCAGAATTACTGATTGAATGATTAGCTGATTCTATGATGAAATTTCCATCGAAAGCTCCAAAGCCAAGCAACTTGATTACGGAACCAGCACACAAAAGCGGATCACCAATTACACTCAAAGAGCCGGTGGTTTGTCTTAAATTCAGTTCTCTAAGCTTTGCTTTTGCCATTCGCTCAGCTTCTGCAGATGAGGTTGCCCTCTTTTTAAGGATGTAACACTGTCCGCTTTCCTCGACAGATTCATCAACATAGGTATATTCGTTATCTTCTGTCTTTGTGGACTGAGTTCCTTTCTTTGGATTATCTCCCTTGTATAAATCAGCGGTTGCAGACTGATTATTGTTCGCAACTGCACTGGTTCTGGTTTTTGCTTTAATATTTCTCCATGTAATGGTACAGGAACGGTAGCGCTGAGACTGCTGAGACTGAAAAGACCATGAAAGAATAGGACTTTCGCCAAGTATAAATGTCTTAACAGGAGTTTTGTTTTCGTAACTCTTCTGGTCAAATATAACCAGCTTTTCGGCACTGACTTTTACACTTAAGCCCGCATCTTTACACAGTCTCTGTAGAAATGCTAAATCAGACTCGGACTTTTGTTCAGTTCGGTCGTACTTCGGATCATCTTCACAGTCCCAGAAGAACTCAAGATTAGATTCACTGGCAATTTGTGAAGCTATTGTCTGAAGAGTAGCTGTTTCAAAGCTTCTGTTCTTAGGAGTTCTTCTGATGGTGTTATCAAGAGGAATACTAACAGCGCTAAATTCAAAGACACGAGGAGAGCCTGAGGTTCTTAATGAGTCAATCATCATCTTGCCCGTTTCAAGAGCTCCTCTACTCTCTGTGGCTATTACCATCCTTACACTGGCCCCACGTTCAGGAGACCAGGAACCAGCCCACTTGCCAGTCTCATCTTTTAGAGTAACAGTCATCTCATCAGCTTCATCTTCAACTTTGTCTGTATAGGATACCTGCAGAAGGTCAGCATAAACATCCTGAGTAATTTCAGTCTGTTCATAAAAGACTTTTGCTACTGTTTTTAAAACATTTGCTATCGTTTCCATGGAGGTAAAAGCTCTGGGTTGATTGTTTGAGGAGTGGTATCTGAATCAGGAATCACTAAGGTAATTCCAGAAGGAAAAATCGCGTAATGAGAATAAGCAGGATTAGCCTCAATCAGCTTACTCATCTGAAATTCACTGCCCATTTGAGCGTATGCGATTTTATCAAAGGTATCTCCCTGCACAGTAACGTAATTTTTGCTCATTAAAAGGAACCTCAAAATAAACTATACTTACAGAAAAGAGGAAAAAATATGGAAAAACTACAGCAAGCCTATTACGGATATGAGCTAAAGAAAAAATCCTTTGCTCAGTATCAGAATGAACAGAAAAAACAGCAGAGAATTCAGAAGGAGAGGAGCAATCCAGACTGGACATTGACCTTTCTGCAGCTTACAGGTGCCGCATTGAGTATTCCTTTAGTACTGGGTTGGCTTGCTTTCTTACTGCCTGTATTGCTATTCTCCCTCATAGTTTTCTATGCTGTAGTAATATCTGCATTCTAATAGTAATTCAGTCTTGCTCTGTCTGAGAACATTCTCTCAAGCTCACGCTTTAATGACTGACTTCCTTCATTTAAAGCTTTCATTACATCTGCATATGGATCACCGTTTCCACCTGAAATGTTAATTACAGGCGCAAAAGTAATATTTACTGCAGGTGTGTTACCAGAAGAATTACCACCAAGCATCGCTTCAAGTTTAGATAATGGAAGAATTGCCTCATTCTCCCTTCCCTCACCAACAAGAGCAAGCGTTGGAGCTGTAGCAATACCGCCATTTGCTAAGGCAGGAACTTCTGGAATGTTTAAACTGAAATTCTTTCCGCCTATTCCTGGCACCCAGTCAGGAACAGAGAAACTCAAGGCATTGAGAGCACTTACAGCTTTATTGATTAGAAAAATCACACCGTTTACAGGAGCTTTGGCGACTTCCTTTATTCCGGAGAAAACAGTTCCAAAAATATTAACTGCATTCTCCCAGGCTTTTCCCCATTCCCCAGAAAAGATGTTTTTTACAAAATCAATAATATTACTGAAGACAGACTTTAAGCCATCCCATATAGAGATAATTCTTTTTACTACAGATGTAACAATACCTGCAATTGCAGGGAATTTCTCTTCAAAAGCAGACCAGAGACCTGTTAGTTTTTCCTTAATGGTATCCCAGTTCTTATATAGAAGCACACCAATAACAATTAGGGCAACGATACCGGCTATAACCCACGCAATAGGATTGGCAAGCATAGCCATATTAAGCCCCAGCATAGCGGTTTTAACAATAGTAAATACTTTATACAGTTTCAGAAGAGTACCGATAAAAGACATTACCATATAACCAGTACCGCCAATCAGCAGGTTAAATGCTCCTAAGATCGACAGAATTGTACCTAACGATGCAGCACCAATTCCAAGCCATTTAACAAGTGTCTGGTGTTCTTTTGTAAAATTACCGACCCATGTAACACCACTTGCCACAGTCTGTACGACCGTTCTCATCGTTGGCTGTAATGCCTCGAATGCTCTAATGGCACTATAGGAAATCGCAGAGCCTAATCCCTTAAAATCACCATCAAGATTGTTAATCATCTTTCCGGCCATTTCAGCTGCTTTTCCTGAATCACTCATAGAAGCAATTAAATCAGGAAGAGCACCATTAGAGATACTTTCCAGAAGCTTGCCCGTCTCAACCATGTTCTTGGAGCCAAAAATCTTGGTGAGCTGAGCATTGCGAGCTTCTTTTGGCATCTTCTGTAATATGGCAGAGAGATCAGTCATAATCTCCATGGTGGACTTCTGTTCTCCGTTTGCCTTCAGAGAAGAAAGTCCTAATTCATGAAGAGCTTTAGACTGCGCTGTGGTAGGTGCCATTAAAGAGATCATAGTCTTCTTAAGACCTTCAGCACCAAGACCGGCTTTATCCATAGCAACGGCCATTGCAGCAGATTCTTCAAAACTTAATCCCATCTGACTTAACGCAGGACCAACTGCACCGAGTTTTTCAGATAATTGATCTGCAGATAATCCACTCTTGGACATAGCAACAGCAAGAACATCACTAAATCTTGCAGAATCATTTGCACCAAGACCAAAAGACTTCATGGATTTTAAGGCAAAATCTGAAGCTTCAGCAAAATCCTTGCCGGTAATCATTGCAAGGTTAGCCATGGCATCCATAGCCTTGCTTGATTCTTCAACACTGTAGCCGGCACGTACAAATTTTTCTATACCGGTTGCAGCCTGATCTGCAGAAAGAATGGTATCTCTACCTAAAAGGATTGCCCTTTCCTGTACTTTTGCCAGCTGTTCTGCGGTGAGATTAGTTGTAGCTCCAAGAGAGGACATTGATTTTTCAAGTTCAAGGCCCGGCTGTAAAGCTTTAGTTAAGGCCATGCCCATGCCAACAACACCAGCAATCTGAGCGCCACCTGAAGCCATCTGTCCCGAGAACCCTGTCTGAGCTTTCTGAACAGAAGAGATTGCATTCTGAAGTTTCTGTGCACGTGTAGCTTTAGCTACAGCAGTAGCTAACTGCTGTTCTTCCATACGTAAGGCTTTTATAGACTTACCTGTCATTCCTGTTGAGGCATTTAGAGCAGTAAGAGAAGCTTTCTGTTTCTGGTATGCGGCAGCTGCTTTGTCAGATGCAAGCTTAGCCTTATTGTATTCAGCTTTTAATTCAGCACTTGCTCCTTTAGAAACTGACATTTGAGCAGATAAAGCACGTACCGCCTGCTGTGCCTTAGCATAAGCCTGAGCTGCCTGTAAGGTAGCCTGTCTCTGCTTCATTACTCTGTCTAAATCGTACTGATGCGTTTTCAATGCATTAACAGAGCGATCATACTCAGACAGAGCCTTATCTGCTTTTGAAAAAGATTTTGTAAGACTAGGTGCAACTGTTCCTGCAAGAGTTAATCCTAACTGGTATAACTTTTCTGCCATAATTATGTTCTCCTAGTCTTAGATTGGAGTTTTTTATTTATTTCGGTTGTAGTGTTTATGTACTGTTGCATTAGTTCAGCAACATCTGAAATAGGAAGCTCAAACAGTTCAAGAAAAGACGTATGAAGTTCTTTTGAAAGAATAATCAGTCCTTTGGTGTACTGTTCGAGCCAGTTATTAAGATCACCTACACCAGTGATTGAGCGAAAAAAACGGATACTTTTCCAATAATCCCCAAATAATCTGGAATCAGTAATCCTTCAAAAAACTCAACTGGATGCTTGGTTTTCTGAGCAAGAAAGTAAAAAATAAAATCATCATCTGAAATAAGAGAAGATGTTGCTGCATTCTTAATCAGAATGTTATTTCCATTTAAAGATTTGTAGCTCTTAATGGCATTTTTTAGTTCCTTACCAGTAAGCTCCTCAACATCAAGGTCGATACCGGTAAACTCTTGGCCTTCAAATTTATAAGGCTTGGTAAAATCAATATGCATCTTAATCCTCTTACATACCTAGCTGACTTCTAACGTCTGAAAGTAAATCAGTACCATTTACCTTGTAGATAAAGTTCAGCTTATCAAGCTCAATAACTTCCTTATCTGCAATCTCAATCTTCAGATAAGTAATTTCATATTCAGTGGTAGTGTCAGATGATGCACCAACCTCAAGAGAACCTAAACCAACTGTCTTAGTGATACCCTTGGTAATAATCTTTACCCCCTTAGGAACAAGCTCATTGGTTGCATTATCAAGGAACTGCTGAGAACCTCTGAAGGTAAGTTCAACACCACTCATATTTAGTAAAGTTAAAGCTTCTTCAGTAATAGAACGCCAATTGATAGTAGCGCTCATTGCCTGGAAATGACCTAGAACAGAAGTCTCAATCTCACCAGCGACACCTGCGCCTGAAATGGTATCTGTCATATGAGCCAGCTCAGGTAAATCAACAGTAGCAATACCAACCTGATTTACGCCATCTTTGTAAACACGATAGTTAATTGTCTTATCTGGAGTTAAAGCATTTTCTGCCATTTTTGTAATCCTCTTAAACAATAAATCCGCCTAAAAAGACGGATTTATAAATCTTAGCCAAACAGGGTTGAATAGTAATCAGTATCAATTTCAAGATTGAATTCCATGTCTTCAGCTGGTGAAGGAGGAGTCATAAATACCTTGAAGTGATAAATACCATCCATCAGCTCAATGGTAGGATTATCTTCCTCGCGGAACAGACAACGGCCACCAAGTAACTGACCACGAGCAACTAACGAATTCAGCCACTGATTGATTGAATTTACTACAGTCTCAATCAGTCTGCGGTTACCTGGTTCATCTACCTTCTGCCATGTAGTAAGAACTATGGTATTACCTACCCACTGGAACATTCTTCTAACAGCAATCCATGCATCCTTTGGATCGGTTACACCTGGATAACAGCAGGTTCTGTTGCCCCAGATAGTCCAGCCTTTAGCGAAATTCAGTAAAGTTACAATACCCTGACCATTTAGGTAATTTGCTTCTTCATTACCGAATACAACCTCTGTACCGTCATCCAAGCATAGACCGGTAATTGACGCATTCTTATTTGAAGGAGAGCAATAAGGCACACCACCGTTAGCATTATCAGTAACACCGATAACACCTGCCAGATGAACTGATGCATGATACAGAGTCTCTGTATTGCGAACCATTGGCCAACAGAGAACCTGCTGAGTAAGAACTAGGTTATTATTCTTCTTCCATTCAGGTACGGATGAATATACAGGTACATTTGAATCTGCAGGAGCATCACATAAAGCCATTGCTCTGAAATTACCGTTAATCAGAATTGCTTTTGCCCCCATGATTGCTGCAACTTCAGGATCAGATGAGAAGCCTGGAGCAAGAACCAGAGTAGGAACCAGTGAGAACTTAGGATAAACTTCATTGATTAACTCTAAGCCCTTACGCTTACCTGTAGATGCATTGATACCACCGATAATATCAGCCTTAGTTACAAGTGAAGGATCAATCTTGTAGCCTGATACAGTTACATCTGAAGGAATTTCAACACCAATCCAGTTAATTACAAGATAACCATCCTCATCAAAAGCAGTCTCATAATCAGTGCCTGCAGCATAGGTATGTAAATCATCTCCAGTCTGGCCATTGGTTACAACCAGAGTTTCAGCTAATACACCTAAAATCTTTAAGGTGCCTGAACCATCCTTAATGGTAACAGTCTGAGCTTCAACTGCTGCCTTATGAACACTAGGATCTAAGACGTTAACAAAAATGCAAGGTACAATTCCATAGAAATTGAAGTTTGCATACATAAACTCACTGAGGCCATGTGTAAATTTCTTATCACCCTTTGCATTGAATATCTGAGCTGCTTCAAAGCCAAAAAATTTTACAGCCTCAGCATATGAGTTGATTAGAACCGGTTCATTAATCTTTCTTGAACCAGCTGCAATCTGATTGATTGGTGCTGTGCCAACAACAAAAGGTAAAGCACTTTCAACTCTGACTGTTGGAATTAAAGAGGTGCCAGTCTCACCGATGTAAACACCATGCTTATAATTTGCCATTTATTATTCTCCCTTGATCTTCAGAGCTTTCTGATAAGCGCCATGTAACCTTGAACCTACCTTGTTCACCTCTGTTAATGACTTAACAAAATCTTTTGTAGGAACAATCAGAATTTCTAATTCAGGATGTTTCTCAACAACAGCCTTAGCAACGTCTCCAAGACCATCCTCAAAAACCATATTGCTTTTAAAATAGCCTTTTGGAATTGTTGGACCAACATAGATACGAGGCCATGTCTTTTCCTGAGTTGCTGTAACTGTCACAGCATCTGTTTTCTTTGCCATCTTTTTATCCTCACTAAACGTTAGATGATTCATACTGACTGGTATAAATTCGCCACGATGTTGAAATTATTGCCATGTAATAAGGTTCTTTCTGCTCAAATGGAAGCTCCCATTTCATATCTCCCATTCGTTCATATTTGCGATCAAGAATGCCGTTTTCCAACTGTGCTATTCTCATCATTAGTCGATGAACAACATTCATTGTGTCCTGATAGGCAAGTTCATCTCTTGCAAAAGTTCCTACAATGATTTCAACGTTTAAATCTGTTGCTCCGTTATGAACAGTGGCATTGCTTGGTCTTACCGTTACAAATGGATAATCCGCATCATTATCAAAACTCTTTGAAGGGAGCCATCCATTAAAAACCTTGATCGCAATCTCTTCTGAAGGATCATCCTCATACTCAGGAGTTTCCTCTTCATAAAGACTGCCTGGACGCTCTTCTGTCTGCCTTGGTGGTTTATGTAATCTGAAATCCTCTAAAGCACTTTCAACAAACTTACAAAGGGCATCAACGCAATAAAGCTCAACCATTACTTAGTAACTCCTTTCAGAAGTGCTCCAACTTCATGATCTAATCTTTTCATAAATGTTTCCTCAGCCTTTTCCTGTAATGCTTCAAACGCATTTTCCTGACCTAACAGCTGAGGTACGGTTGGTCCGGTTTTAACTTCAATTGGCAGTCTCTTTTTTCCTGTACGTCTAAATACGGTTCCATTCCAGACAAAACCGTTTTTTACCTCAAACGGAGAACCTTTCCTGATTTCGACTGTAACTGGTCTGAATGCTTTTCCTGTTGTCTCTTTATTTGGAGAGAATTTATAGTGAGACATTGAGAGACTTGCTGAATTTGCTAAACTTAAAAACTGTGCAACAAGCTCATTCTTTGAAGCTTTTTTAACAGATAAACTCTGTTTTACGCTTGACGATTTGATGGTGTAATTGTCTTTTAAGATACGTGCCGCTTCTGTTTTTGTAGAATCTATTGCTCGGTTCATTGCCCTTGCAATAGCAACCGGAGCCTGTTTTGGCATTCCTTCAAGATATGAAGTCAGTTTCTTAACTGCGCTCTCATCCAAGCGTACATAGTTATCTGCCATATCATTGCTCCATTATTTCTAACGTTAAAATATCAACGCCCTGCTCCTGCTGTACGTCCCTGCACACGTATCTCAATTTGTTAATTGTTACTACCGAATCAACCAAGGGCAGGGGAGATAAGTCCCCCTGCCTCAGATAGACAACTACTGTTGCCTTAAATACGCCCTGAATCTGAGCACCTTCAAAAGAATTAGCTACAGAATTATCAATGACAGCTTTTACTTTTGTATCGTTGATAGTCCAGTAATCAGCAAACTCACCTACATTGATAAAAGTATCTAAATCCTTTCTGAAGGTCTGTTTCAGGTTCATTTTTTACTGCGTCCTTTCTTTGTTTCAGAAGCTTTTTCAGTGTCAGTCTGTTCTACCTTCTGGGTATCAAGCACAATCTTTTCAGCAAGACCGCGCTCAATCCAATCTGATGCTTCCTTATCAGATAAAGAAAAGGTAGTTCCTATTTCAAGAACTACCCCTTTGTGTAGAACATTAGACTTTAGTCTTACGTCCATTAGTTAGTTACCTTTAAAATGTAGAAGCCTAGAGGCTCATTAACGATCATCAGAGGAGCTGATTTAAGCTGAACAATACGTCCGGCAGGATTTGAACGCTGTACCCATGATAGAGGTACACGATCACCCTCAACAAACTCAACTTTGTCCTCTTTGTCGTTAACAACATCAACAACACCATAAGCGCGTGTAGTTTTTACACCACGGCAGGCGATTAGAACAGAGTCCTCAGGAATCATTGCCTTATTGGTTGAGGTTGCCTCATCATAGTAGGTTTCATCATAGGTGAATACATCTAGGTTTGGTAAACGTAAAGCACCAACATACTGAACACCGTCTTCGAGCTCACGTGGATTGATCTGACCCATATCAATTCTGCGTGAATTTAATGCAGTGTTATCTCCCTTCAGAGCGTTTAACATTGCATCAACAGCCTTAGAACCGGCAACAACCTCTACTGGAGTTAAACCAGACTTCTGAGAAATGGTTCTGCAAACAGCACGTAAATCACCAAGAGGATCAGCGCCTGAAGCAGTCCATAGAGTAGAAACAGTTGATGCTGGCTTATCTGCTGCAGCTAAATCTGCCCAGAAGTCAACCTGATCATCAACACCTTCACCCTTAATCAGAATCTTACCGGTGGTTAAAGCCTGAGCACACATAACTTCCTCAGTACGTGTGATTTCCTTATCCATCTCATTCAGATCGTCTGCAAGAATAGATGCAGCTCTTTCCTCAGGAGAACGGCCCGAATATAAATGCTCACCTGGTAAACGCTGAAGAGCATCCTCTGCAGTGCATACACGGTAAGGGGCAATGAATGCAGGCTTATAAGTAGTGGTCTTATAGCCATTACGTAAATCTAAGGTTCCACCAATGCGAGGACTTACGAAAGGTGCAAGCTTGCGCTTACCTGGTCCCTTAATATCAATATCTACAGATGGTGTATTGAAGGTTTTCTTGTTTGAAATTGGAAAATAACGGTCACGTAAGAATGAACGAGCGCGAAACTCAGAGTTCACCATTTCAAGCATGGTACGTGGCTCAAATAATGATACTGGCATCTTAATAATCTCCTATTAACGTAAGAAAATTCCAACATTACGAGCGGCTTTTACAAAGTCCTCAATGTCAACACCTAAAGGAACAATAACTGCAGCTTTGTTGAAATCTCCAGTTACATATACAACACCTTCAGTGTCTGCATCTGAAGCATCCACGTCATCAGTAAGAATGCCAAACACATCTGAAGCAGGAGTGTCACCATCTGCTGCAGAAACTGCAGATACTTTGCCATTTGCAAAGGTCACTAAAGCACCGCGCTTTAAGTTCTGACCTGATGCAACAACTACTGGAAAAGTCTTAATCTCATCACGATTTAGACCGGCAAATAACTTGTCATACTCAGTTGTTTCAACTGCTCTTAAATCAGCCATTTTAGATTCTCCTAAAATTATTTATATCCGTTGATTTTTGCTAGATGAGAGTGAACTGCAGCAACAATTGACTGTCTTTCAATCTCTTTGTTGTCACGTAAAGCGCCTTCTGCATTATCAGCTCCGGCTAAATCACCTGCTAAAGCCTGAGCATCCTCAGTTAATGCTTTTGCATGGTTATCACTCTGGAGCTTCTGCATTTTGATAGTCTCAATGGCAACCTGCTCTGCTGTCATTGGTTCCTCAAACATTGCCTTAATTACCAGGTCATGATTTGCACCGTTATCAATCTCTGACAAAGCCTGAATACGCTTACGCTCTGACTGAACTGCTTCAGCAACAATTGCCTTAAACAGATCAGGATGTTCAGCATTTAATTTTTCTGCTGTCATAGCCTCTGGTTTCTTCTCCTCAGCCTTTGCAACAATCTGAGTATCTTCTACCTTTGCTGCAGGCTTTGGATCTTCTGGTTTCTTACTCATTAACATCTCCTTAGATGGTTTACGTAAGTTTTGTAAATCCCATTCACGGCCTGCAATGGCTAGAATGTGATCGTCTTTCATATAAGCAGATACCTGCTCACTGTTATCAATCTCATCAGCAAAACCTTTCTCTACAGCTTCTTCAGCGGTAAACCAAGTTTCTGCATCCATGAGCGATTTGATCTCTTTTTCATCAAGTCCTGATTTCTCCATATAAATGCTTCTCATTGATTCAGCGCATTTATTGAGAACATCAATCTGCTTTTCAAGTTCTTCTGCATTTCCATATGCGCTAGACATTGGATTGTGAATCATGAACAGAGAACCTTTACTGATTACTGTCTTTGCGTTTTTTAAGGAAGTAATTAATGTTGCAGCAGAAGCAGCAAGGCCGGTCACGTGAATTGTGATGCCGGCCTTGTGTCTTGATAAGATTCCGTTGATTGCCAGAGCGCTTGAAACGCTACCTCCAGGCGAATTGATAAATATATCTATCGGTTTATTCGGATTGACTGCAGCAAAAGCTTTTGCAACTTCTGCCTCATCAAAGCACTTCTCATCTTCAAACCATTTCTCAGCAATAGGGCCAAAGAAATTAAGAATCGTTTGCTTATCCTCTTCTTTGATTGCCAGAATAGGTTTAAATTCTGTTTTATTTGGCATCTTCTGATTCCTCTTTATCCTTTTGAGTTTGTGTTAGCGGATGAAGTTCTGAACTGACAGGCTGGGTTAATCCGTTTTCAGCTAAAAGTTTTTCTTCTCTCCCTCGCTGAGCTGCAATTATGTCAAAGCTCATGCCGGTAAGTTCAGCTGCTTCATGTTCACGGGTTGAGAAACCTTGCTCAACTCTAACTCTTGCAGCTTCAGCTTCCTTAAGTGGATCAAGCTGGCCTTGAGTGTCACCAGACCAATCAGCTAAACACCATGCTTTTCTGATTGCAGGATCATCAAAGAAGCCAGGAGCATTGATTCTGCCCTTAGCAACAGCTTCAGATAACCATTCCTCATATACTGGCTGGCATAGACGGTTAACAATCCACTGTCTGCGCATTCTGAACATCTTCCATGCTTCAAGCAATGCACCGCGAGAAGCGCTATAAGAAGATGTGAAGCTCTTCATCAGAAGTTCATAAGGAATTTCCAAAGCTGCGCCGATCTGTCTGCAGATAGAAGTAACAAAACCATCAAAAGCAGTATTAGGTCTGCCTGGGTTTGCTGTTTCAACCTTCTCTCCTTCAGCCAGATTAACAATGGCACCATTACCGAGTGAGACATCATTCTGATCTGCAGTCATGGAACTTACATCAACACCAGGCATTCCTGACATTAAAGAATCAAGTCCATTCTGAGGATTATCTTGAGTGATAAATACAGTGAAATAACCACTTACGACTGCAGCAACAAGCTCTGCATCTGTATATCTGCCTAACTGCTTTAATGCTTCAATCACTGGGGCAAGAAGTGGTACACCTCTGCGCTGTCCTGGACGTTCCATATCAGACATCAGGTGCAGCATGTTTCTACGACCTGATTTTGTGCCAAAAGCCTGAACACGCTTCCATTCCTGCTTAAAGGAATTTATAGGACGGTGCCTTGAATACGGATGATATTTGGCCACGTAATAAGCGACCGGTTCACCATACTGACCAACCTCAACACCTTCAACTACAGAATTTTCTGTAATTTTGAATGAATCTAAAGGATTGCAGATTCTGTCAGACTCAATCAGATCAAGCTTTAAATCATAAGGACAGTTAGGACGTTTAATGAATGGTAAAGCAACAAAGCAGTCACCACTCATCAAAGTAGATAACAGTGCTAATGCTTGGAACTCATAGAAATTGCACATCCTTGCAGCATCACAGTTTGTTGAATCAGACCACAAAAGCCATTCGCGTTCAGTGTTTTTCTGCCATTCAACAGCCTGCGCTTCTGTAAGTCCGAGTTTGTCACGGTCAATATGAGAGTTCATCATAAGGCCAGAGCCGATAACATTGGTTCTGATAGTCTTAATAGCGCCGGTGGCCAGAGGCACACCCATGTAAAGATCGCGTGAACGCTCTCTTAATGTCTTGATATTATCTGCAATATCTTCATCTGCAGAAGCGCTGTGGCTCATCCATCCGATTAAGGACTTTCGAGCATATGAAGCGCCGTAGTGGGAATAACCACTAGCAACTAATCTGTTCTTTACTACTGCAGTAGGAGTTTTTGCTTGCTGAACTGCTTTAGGATGAACCGCATTAGATCTAGTGGCCATTGCCTTACGGGGAAATTTATTTTTTGTCATATCTTAAAAATCCTGAGGAATAGCTCTTTGAACCTTTACACCACCGCAACCACTTTCACACTTAGAAACAATGTCTGACCAATATTCAATTGCTTCCTGAATGGCATTTAAATTCGCACGGGTTAAAGTACGTGAACCAATGGTATAGCTCTGGCCGGTTAATACGACATCAAGAGCATCTAACAATGTTTCGAGTTTTTGTTTGGCAACCTCGTAAGGGATGCCTTTATAACTTTTCAGAATCTTGGTCATATAACTCCCTTAGAGAATTTACGTTGTCTTACTGGTGTTCCCTGAACCGTCTTGACGGATTCTTTCTGAGCACACATCTGCAAAAATACAGGTCTTATAAGTTCAATTGCCGCTGTAGCATATACAGCGCAGTCCAAAGCCTCATTACGTTCTCGTAGCTTCTTCCAGCGCTCAGTCATACGGCCTTTTTCGAACTTTCGCTCAAAGACTTCTGCAGTTAACTGTTTGAAGTATTCCTCGTTAATGCCACTATCACGAGACATCGGGAAATGAACGTAAGCCGGACCAATATCAATAACTTTTAGACGGTCTGTTAATAAACGCTTACCAGCATCAACACCTAAAACAAACAGGTTTGCTCTGTAACGATTATTCTGCGTTGGTGTACCGATAATAGGCTTATTAGCAACAGATGAACCCTTTGAGGAGAACACTCTGGCCTTTTCTCGTGCTTTTGTATACTGATACACAGTGTCAGTCATCTGACCGTCACCAGAATCGACCAATGTGCACATTACACGTAAATCTCTACCGTCCTGTGTATGGAAGTTTTCCATAAGTAGAACATCTAACTGAGACCAGACTTCGTTTTGTTTAGGATCACCGTACATAATGCGATGACAGATAACAAAACTCTCAAAGCTGTCAGCCCATCCCCAGATAGAGGCCTCAAGACGGTTTGACTGAACGTCAACACCGCAGGTCAGAACCACAATCTCTTTTGGAAGGCCTTCTTCTGGATAGTATTCACGTCTCTGAGCAAGCTTCTCCCAGAGATTTAGATCTGCTTCATCTTCATGCCAAGGTTCACCAAGCTTCAAGTTGATGAACTCCTGAAGACCTTTCTTGTCTTTCTTGTGGGAAGCCTCTACCCATTCACTTACCAAATCTCTAAGCTCCACCCAAGGTGAACATAAAGACGTTAAGTGATAACCTTTTATGCGAGATTCCGGATTCTTTGGAATCCATACTCCGCTTTCAAGTAAATAAGGGTCAGGTTTTCCGTTTCCTCTCACTTTTTCATGACAGTGAGGGCATTCCATTCGAATTGAATCTTCAACCAGATAACCTTGTTCATCATTAGTCCAATGAACAGTGTCCCACACCATTTCAAACTGCTTGCCACAGTGATGGCAGGTAACAAAGAAGCCTCGCTGGTCCGACTTCATGAATTCCTCATAGATAGTCGGGCCATCGGCTCTCTGTTCTGTCGTTGGAGTAGAAACAAAGACAATCTTTTTATTTGAGAAGTTGGTTGTACGCTGTACAGCTAACTTCAGAGGGTCTCCTTCCTGGGTTGAGCCAAATCGGTCAATCTCATCACAAAGTAATACTCGTATAGGACGCGAGGCTAACCCGGAAGGAGAATTAGAACCAACCATTGCCAGGTAACCGCCGGTAAAATTCTTCATGCGAATGGTTGAACCGGATTTGCGTGAACGGCCTTTTTCTTCAGATGCAGGCGCGCTCATCTTTATCTTTAATGCTGGAGTAGCTTGAATAGTCGGATCAATACGCTCTTTGGAGAATGCTTCGGCATTCTCAACTGTAGGCTGAACCATCATGATAGATGAAGGTTCCTGGTCCATGTAATAGCCCATAACATTCATCAGAAGTTCTGATTTAGCCACCTGAGATGCAGCCATAATGACCACTTTCTCAACACTGTGAGACGTAGCCATGTCCAGAGGTTCCTTCATATAAGGAACTCTGTTAGTTCTCCACTGCCCAGGCTCAGGAGATGTGCCAGGAGCGATAAAACGGTATTGATCTGCCCACTCTGAACCTGTAAGTCTTGGTCTGGCTTTTAAAGTTTTTCTTAATCCAGAAAAAAATAGATTCATAGGCTTAAAATAGAGAAAAGCACAGACAACCTTCGACAATCATCTGTGCTTAGTCGTTTTATATACAAGAATTCATTATGAAAAACAATCAGATCGTACTTTCCAGTGAACAACTTGAACTATTCAGAAAAGCAGCTGAAACTTTTGGAAATTACTACACTCCAGGAATGAAAATACTTGCTTCTGCAGCAGTAAAATTAAATCAAGTTGTATATTCTAACGAAAGTATTCGTTTTATGCAGGAAGCTGCAATTGCAATCCAAAAACTGCAGAAACAGATGAGAGGATTCACTGATGTAATAAACAAGAATCAAGTTTTCTTTTCAGAACTTTCAAAGGTTACACAAAGTATTCATAAATTCACTGACCAATTTACGGAAGTAAAATCTCAGGATGATTTAATTAACCTATTATGTAATACAGCTGAGAATTTAAATGAAGTCAATACTCAGGAATTAAATCAGGAATTACAGCCAGAAGAAAAAGAAAAACTATCTATTGATTTAAATTTTATTCTTTCAGTTATTAGTTTTCTTCTAACAATCTATTCTACTGTTTTAAGTTATAACAGCGTTTCAAAACGTGATTTAGAACCAGTGATAGAAAAGCAAAACCAAATCCAAGAAGGAATACAAAAATTAGAACAAATAAGCTCGGTTCTTGTAGCACAAAATAAACAACTTCAGGAGAAGGTTGATAAACTTGAACAGAATCAAAAAAAGCGCTCACAAAATAATCGTGTTTTCGATTCAGATAAACAGTCAGAAAAATTGCTACAACGCAACCGGCAAACACAGAAGCACAAACAGAAGGAATAAAAATCATATATTTCTTTAGATTTTCTTTCATTTGCTTATACTCCCATACCACTCAATCAGATTATTGAGGTAAGTAGCATTGATATCGCAGTCTTTAGCCACTATCAGCTGTTCGTTAATAACCTTTTGAAGTTTTCTTTGGTCCGTTCCACTGCATCCACATTTACCTTGTGAAACTGCTGAGGAAGCTGAGGCATCTTTGGACAGTGCTGAGGTGCCGTAATCGGTGTACTCTGTGTACTGCAGCTGCAGAGCATTAAGTTCATCGATAGCACTAGCATAACGCTTTTCAAGATCATCCAGGTCTTCCTGCGTTTTTGCTGCATTGATTTGCGCTGTTTTCTGGTGCTCATGCTCGACCTCCAGCTGTTGAATCAGATTTGCTCTTTCCTGCTCCAGTGCATATTTTGCAACATTCAGACGTTCAATTTCTGCCTGATCGTCTCTTGTCGCATAACCGGCGATATAACCAACCGCAAAAGCGACTGCACCTGCAATCAGTGTGTTCTTAATGGATAACATGGGTTGCTCCAAAACATGTTCCAGCGTTCTTTCAATGTCAGCTTAGGACGGCTGTAGTAAGCTTTACGATAAGAATCTGCCATAGAAGGAAGAGTATGGTTTTTCTTTATCGGATACCATGAATAGAATTCTTTTCTTTCGATAAGATCTTCAACCAAAAACTTCATACAGTCTCCAAAGAATTGGCACCGGCTGAGGAATCGAACCTCTCTTTAATCGCTGTGATGGCCTCAAGCGCTCAACTCAATGAACACCATGCCACCATGACCGAACTCGTCAGAACAGCCAACAGCTGATCATGTGCCCCATACACCAGCCGGTATATATTGTTTCGTGCGTTTCGGCTTTACACAGCGCACGACACTGCGTTTATAGAACTGCTACGATAGAGCCGATAAGGAGTGTTAAGCCTACATAGCTTATGCAAGATGCGTCAGACGAGGAAAACGAACTCTTGACTGATAGGGAGCTATGCGCCCTATATTCTGCGCTGGTTTCTCTCCGGTGGTTCGCCGGCAAGTGGTGGTCCAAGATACCAGCAAAGAGCCCCTCTCTCACTGCTTACTTGGAGATTATGAAAGAAACAGTTTTCTTTCCGCTTCTCTACGTTTGGTAAGACCAGGAAGCTCGAAGCCGTTACACTTGTTCCAGCGGAGGAACTGATTTGCTGCTCCCTCATGATCGTGAATCTTAAGTTTCTGCCACAAAGTTGAGGATATCAAAGCATTTACCCCAACGTTGTAAGCAAACGAAATCAGAGCATCAAATTCATTCTGGTTAACTTCAATTTCATCTGCAGTCAAAGCTTTGTCAACCTTTTGACAGAAAGACTTCAAGTCATTCTCCAAAAGTTTTGTTGCATAAGACTCTGTGCATACATCATCTGGTTTTACGTCTGGACCGTAATGCCCATAACCGATTGAAAAAAACTTTTCTGAGAAATGAGCCTTGTAAGCTTTAGTACGAAGTCCCTCAAACTCTCGTATGAGGTTAATTCCATGTGAGCTGATCTGCATCAGTGTACCCCTTGTTCCAGCAATCCGGCACAAACCACACCACCGAGGGAGAAAAGACCGTAAACCAAGAGAGGAACTCCCAGAGCAATACACAAAAAAGCCCAAGAAAACTCAAGGGAGAACAGAAACGGTATTAAAAACCTTGAACAAATCGCTTTGTGTTTATTACTCATTTCAAATCTCCGTCCTTGTCAATTCCGTAACGCTTGGCTATCCAGTCAACAACTCGCCCAACTCCAAACAAACCAATCATAATTCCATAGGGAACAGCATCCCATATCTCGAACCGCTCAGGAAAATACCTGTAACCGAGCCAGCATATCGCCAAAGCTCCAAAGCCAGAGATAAGAGCGTATTCAATTCGCTTGATAAGTTCAGGAGGTTTATTGAGAAACGATGAGACCAGGAAGGAAGTTACTCCACACCCAATGCCACCAAGACCGAAAATATAAAAATCAGAAGGTAGCATTTTGACTTCCTCAGAAACGAAAAAAGCCCGCAAATCTGCGAGCTTCAATTACAATTATTCGACTTTACTATAAGTTAGTATATTTCAAAAAAACGATCCAAATACGATCCTTTTCATAAATATATGTGAACAGCTTCAAATTCTAAAGACTAATTATCGGTCAAAACTTTTTAAATGCTTTCTTACGGTCTGTAAATCTCTCTTCGACGACCGACCGTTACAGCAATGATTACACACTCTTCATCCCTGATATCGCATATCAGTCTGTAATCACCTATACGATATCTCCAGAATGATGCAAGATTTCCTTTTAATGCTTTGCCATGTATTCTAGGATTTTCACAATCTACAAGATTATCTTCAATCCATGACTTGATAAATATTGCAATACTGCGGTCTAATTTCTTAAATTCTTTGATGGAGCGTTTTGAATATACGACTTGATATTTCATAACTAATCTTTAAAAATCTCTGCCCATGCTTCTTCGTGACTATATGTAACAGGATCTTTTAAAAATTCCTTATAAGCTTCTTCTGCCATACGGATATCATACTCATCTTCAATCTTCTCAAAGAGTGCTCTCTTAAAAGCTTCTCCAAGAGAAATACCATTCAGATTGGCATAACCACGTGCAAGCTTTTCTTCCTGTGGGTTAAGTCGAATAGAAAATGCCATAATGACCTCCGTACTATTTTTTCTTTTATTATAGTACATTGTACTATTTATTTACAATTCACTAAACGAATAGTTTTTGAAGCTCTTCCAAAGCCTTGTTGATCTCTGTATCGATAATCTCTTCAATATCTCTGGCAGTACGACCCTCGCAGATTGTAGCGACACGTGAAGGAATAGTAATTAACTTACTGCGAATGAGAGATCCGGCTTCTTCTGCATCCCGGTTTATTCGCTCTACAGGTATAAGACGTTTTTCCATCTCGTCTACTTTCATCTTCTGTTCTTGAACTTGAAGTGCAGTTAGATATGCTTTAGCCGAGTTAAGAACTTGTCCTGGATTTGAATCTATCCCTTCAAGCCATGAGGTTAGAAGTTTTTTGAAGTCCTGAGAATTTTTGCCGTTTAAGTCCGCACAGACTTTTTTTGAGATTTTTTCTATTTTTTCAGAAGCCTGTTCTTGTTTTTTCTTGTAGGTATTGTAAGCCTTACGACCTTGAGAAAGACTAATCTGCTGATTACTGTCAGTAGTCAGAATACCTTTTGAAATAAGGTTTCTCACGGTTTTCTCATCAACACCAATGTCGCGTGCAAATGCTCTGCGTGAAACTCCATCAGAAAAATAATCGGACATCTCTGCAACCTCATAAAATCAATTCCCATTGCTGATTATTATAGCAAAGTCCGCATTCTAAAAAGCTGTGTAGCTAGACGATTTTCGGGCGTCTCGCCACCCGAGAACGTTTCCCTGCCCCAGAGGACCCACGTGTAACCACGTTTAAAAAAATCTCGACTTCGTCTCTTTGCTTGAAGTGAGAGGACTAATGCCGAGATTTAAATATTTCTTCGAAAATCATCTGAACAAATTAAAAGAAGATACTTCTAAAAGTTATTTTTTAGATAAAACATCTTCTACATCTTTTACTGCTAAATCTGCTTTAACAATAAATGCTTTTGCTGTCTCTACTTGTTTTTTTAAATTTTCAATATCAGATGGTTTTATTTTGCCATTATCAAACATTTCTTTTGCGATATTGCAAGCGGACTTCATAGTATAAGCAGCTGTACCATAGTCTCGTTCAGCTTGTTTTAATTTATCTAGTTGTTCGCCTTTTATTCCATCATAAATATGGTTATCTTCACCTGTATCCATGAAGTCAATATGATATTGACTGAGAAGATTTGTTAATTTTTCAAGGTTCCCATATGCCTTATATTGATCGATTTTTCCTTGACTAAAATCATTAAAAGTTTGCGTCCAATAGAGGTCCCAATGTGAAAATAAACTTTTTTTTGTTAAATCTACTCGGGTTTTCCACGCATTTAGGCTAAACAGAGCTAATTCCTTTTCGTCTTTTAAATTTGCTCCTTCTGCATAAATATCATTTGCTTTTTGATTTGTTTCCTCTTGGCCTTGAGTGATTTGAGCCGATTGATCTGATGTACTGGTTGTTTCATTTTTTGTTTCCTCGTTTGGAATAAAAAGAGACAATAAAAATAAAGCGCCTACGACAATCAAAATAATTTTTAATTTTGATTTTTTCTGATTAGGTTGGTTACTCATCTTTTTTTTCTCCTTACTTAAATGATTCGATTATTTATATTATAGAGTCCGATTTTTCTCTCTATGAAAAATTCTCCACAAACTGCCTCGACATTTTGTCTCTGAACTTCGCATTTCTTTCCTCAGCTCGCAGTAAATCCTGCTGATAGACAAAAGTTTTAGGCTCGCTGTTTCTGAACTGTTCAAGTCCCAGCAACCACCTGGCAGCAACACTCGGATCATCGTGCGCTCTCACATAATGTCTGCAGAGTCTTCGCATCTTTTGGTAAGAAACTCCATGCTGTTTGCAGAACACTCTCATGGAGCGATAGCACTTCCCGTCAAAATCAAAAGCCTTCATTCATCATCCTTAGCTGATTAAGCACCAGCTGTTCTCCTCTACGAATCAAATCACAGATAGCCTGAGTGGTCACATATCTGAGCGCTGTATCAGTAGCGGGATTAAACTCAAAGTAATTACGTCTGTGTTTGCGTTTCAGCTTAACTTCCCTTCTCTGCTGTTTGAGAATCAGAAATATCTCATCAGGACTCTTGCACTGGATGTAATACAGGTTCAGGAGCTTGTACAGATTAGGCTGTTTTCGTTTCAAATCCCCAAAAGCCTTGTCGATGATTAGAGCAGAGTCATCCGAGATGGTACATACCTGCTGTGAGGATGAATGCCCCGGATATCCGGCACAACCGAAATATCTGGACCACAGGCCATAGTTGAACAGAAGACGAATGTATTCCCTGGAGTTATCGTTCCTAATGGCACAAATAATTTCATTTGTCAGCATATTGACCTCACATCATGGTTTTATAGATTACAGGAATTGCCTGAACTATAAATTCATAGGTCAGTTTCACACCGAGGGATTTTGCTTTTGAGAGAATACGATTCCATAAAGTTTGATCTCTCAACACTTCAAGCAAATCATATCCCTTCATGGTCATACGTATTCCAGGTACGTTAGGAGACTGAGGCAGGAAGTTCGGATGGTAGGTGCATTTACCGTCATCGTCCATATCTGAAACAAGTTCGTAATTGGTGATGAGTTCACTTTCCTTAAGAAGCTCGTAATGGAGCAAAACGTTTTTCTGTTCACTCTCTGGAATCTGCTCCCAGTGCATTTTTACCTTGTTGTCTTCTATCGCACACAGAATTTCTTGAATAATCTTCCAATCGCGTTTCATCTTTGCTTACTCCCCAGTTTCTGTATTTAAATTAGCAATCATGCCCAGAGCTTCCTCGACAAATCTCGTCATACTTCCTCCCAGTAAACATTGACCTGCACACCCTCGATTGTGTCTGAATAGCGTTTCTCACAAACCACACGCCACACATGTGCATCATCGCTGAATGCTATTCCGTTCATACCATCAAGTACAATCTTGGCGATGTTATCTGCATCCGGCTTGTTTGGTTTAAGAACCTGATTCAGTGCACATTCACGCTTGACCTTGCTGTAAGATTTTGGCACCGCAAAGAAAGCCACCACGTACACATCACATGGTTTGTCGATAATAGCATCGGCTTCCTTAAGCCCGATACATCTGGCAAGGTCGTTCATAGCTGCCTGAGCTCGCTCACCCACCAGAGCTTCATACTCACGTGTCTTTGAGTCGGTCACAGCATGACCTTTGAAAAATCTAGGACGGCCTTTTCCACGTGGTTTACCTGGAACGAAAAAACTGATCTTCACTTTTGACCTCTCCTAGAAATTCTGCATAGTAAATTTTGTCTGGTGAATTTTGTGTGCGCAGGCCGTTTGGAATATATATAAATATATGGGTGTGTTTAATAACACCCATATATATTTATATATATAGGCGGAGTACTCACCCTGAGTACACCGTAAAAATACCGGAGTACTCACCCTAAATTTACTCACCTTACTCAGTGAGTAATCCGTGATTTTTACGGAATACTCACCTATAAAAATTATACGACTCACTCTGAGTACTCCGTGAATTTTACGGAGTACCCACCCACAGTACTCACCCTGTTTTTTAAGAAAATCTAACTTATACATACAGTCTGTATAATTCTTTTTTAAGAAAATTGTCATACTAATCCAGCTCCTTAGTGTCATGTAAATAGCGACCTAAGTCCTCAGCGGTGAACCACTTACCACAGTAATTGGTAAATTGTTTAGGAAACTCACCAAGCCATTTAGCTACAGTTTTGCGAGTCCTTCCTGTTTGTTCAGAGAGCTGGCTAACAGATACGCCTTCATCATGGTCTAATTCATAATAGGCATTCCATAGCTCTTTACGTCTATCTTCCGCGCTTGATGGATTGGCATACTGCTTCAGGTTAGATCTCGCATCTCCTTCCAAGAAACACGCATCCAGCTCACCTTTGGTATCTACTCTGTGGATTGGATATTCAAACCAGACATTCAATGGTTTAAATGTTCTGAATTCACGCAGAGAGCCGGTAATTCTCCATGCAGAACGATCCTCATCAATCTCAGCGCCCCATGCAATCTCTTTACCTTCCAACTGCGTTAAATCAATCTCCGAGAAGTCCAGAATTGCATCAGGATCACGTGTAAGCACTCCTGAGCCGGAAGCTCTATCAATTGATTTCTTGCTTCCCTGAGCTCCCTTTGAATGATGATGGCAGTAAATGGTACATGCTCCAGTCTGAGCTCCAATCTGGTCAAAATAATTGCAGAATGCTGACATATCTGCAGCAGAGTTCTCATCACCAGTGATAACCTTGTAGATAGGGTCGATTACTATAGCCTTAATTCCATTCACCATAGAAGCCTGATTGATAATGGGCTTACTTAGCTTATCAAGAGGCAGTGCATGACCTCTCAGGTCCCATGTAATAATATTGTGGATGTTTGGATTCTCAGCTGGGTCTGTGGAATACCCCAGAGTTTCATAAATCTTTCTGAATCTCTGAGTTGCTGAAGGCGCATCAATCTCAAGATTTACATACAGCACCTTACACTGTTTACACTGAAATCTCCCCAGCCATTTACCACCTTCAGCAAGACAGACACAAAGCTCCATGAGAGCAAAGCTCTTACCTGCTTTTGAAGGTCCTGCGATAATCATTTTGTGACCTTCTCGCAATACTTCCTCAATCAGTGGTTCTGGTAATGGGTCTGGATTCAGAAATTTCTCAGCCAGTGAAGTGATTGGAGGCAGTTTCTCTTCTGGGATTTCCTCAATTGAATTACGCCACACAGACCAGTTTTCAGCACCGATATTTGTTGCTAAAAGCTTCTGTGTATTGCTGTTACGAGTTGCACCTGGTAATCGTGACAGGCGCATGACATTCTTGTTCTGAGTATCAACACTGAAGCCGTGATTCTCTAGGAAGTTATATAAGAAAGAAACTCTCTGAGCATATTCATTCTCATTCTGGGCATCAATTTTGACGATGGCATGAAGTGATTTGGTACCGCTGAAGACTAATGCTGCAATTGGCAGATTCCACTCAACGTATGCCTTGTACTGAGCTTCAATTGATACCTCATCAGACTCAATCAGAGTAAAGCGGTAGGCTGTGGCATTTACATCACGAACTCCCTGACCGTCACATGGATTGAATCTGATCCATGCACCAGCTTCCTGATTCCAGTCTCCTGTGGTTGCTCCTAAGTCATTAGGATATTTCTCAAGAGACTTGATTAACTTGCCTGCAGTTCTGGAGTAATCACCTCTATTGGCAGGAGTCCACTTACCGTCTTCTCGCTGAAATGATTCTGTAACAATACCGACATACTCATCAGGCTTAAACAGCGTTTCAAGATAAACCTTTAGCTGCTGAACACCGGTCATGTGATCGTAATTGTGTGGAAGCTCGAAAGACTTGGCCTCAGTCTTATCCACGCTCACCTCATTGTTTGGTGAGTATGGCTCATCCTGGGTAATCTCATCTTCCCAGTCGAGTGCATGGCCTTTGTATCCTTCTGGGACCCAGCCTGCCTCACGTGCCATCTTGAATATACTCTTGATGGTCACAACTGAGCTGTTCCCCTTAAAGGTACGCCACTTGTTAGCGCATCCTCTTGGAGTATATCGGCTATCATTCTTAGACCAGTCATCCCACAGTGAGCAGTCATAACCGCCATGCTTCAATGCCATACCCACCTCAACCCAGCGCTGATAATCAAGGCTCTTAGGGTCGATTGAGTAGAGAGCATCTTTTAAATCATCTGTCTCGTTCATCGTCTATCCTTTTATTGTCTGTTTGGTGAATACTGGCTTGGCACAATGTCAAAGGGTACCATCCAGCAGTTGTCAGCAATTCGGGTGATCATTTCTCCGGCTTCCTTCATGGTCCATGTACCGACCTCAGAAAAACCGTAGCGCTCGAGCAGTCTTATCTGTTTTGCGGTAGATAACCCCTCATGAGCACGTCTCATCAGCACGTCAATAAGTCTTGTAGCCTTTCCTCTGGTATCAATGTCATCTGGATTGATGTTGAACTTCTCTAGAAGAGCAAGCTGTTTTGGTGAAGGCTTTTCAAACTCCCACTTTGCTTCAGGTTCATAGTCATCTAAGTTTTCATTGATAGAGAATACAAACTGCAGAGGATCTACAAGCTTAGCCTTCTTACGTCTCTGAGCCTGCAGTTCTTTGGCAAGTGATTCCTTACGTTCCTGAATAATGTCTTTTTCTGCCTGCTCTTCAGCATCCAGAATGTCAACACTCTCATCGTCAAGTAATGCAGCATTCTCAACCATCTCATCAATCTTCTTTGCATGAGCTTCATCCTTTGCCACAATACAGCTAGGACGGCATAAAGACAGCTTTTGAGTCATCCACAGGAAGTCCAGAATTAGAGCGTCTTTTTTACCAGTCTCAGGAGAAAGTCTTAAAATGCGACCTACAATTTGGGTATAAAGAGCTCTTGACTTGGTAGGTCTGAGGTTTACAAGGCAATCAACTGAAGGGCAATCCCACCCTTCAACGAGCAACATAGAATTTACTATGACGTTGTATTTACCGTCCTCAAAAGCCTGCAATCTCTCTTTTCTATCCTCACTCTGTCCGTTTACTTCCACTGCTCTAAAACCTTTTGTATTAAGTAACTCGCAGAATGACTGAGAAATAGCTACAAGCGGCATAAATACAACGGTTTTCCGTTTCATGCAGTATTTAGTCATTTCCTCCGCAATTTGCTCAAGATAAGGCTCTAATGCGTTTCCTAAATCGGAAGCTACATAATCACCACATGACACCTTTACAGATGATATGTCGATGTTTAGCGGTATCATAAGAGCTTTAAGAGGAGACAGATAACCGTCACGGACGCCTTGTAGCATAGAATACTCATAAGCCACTGAGTCGAAGTAGCTGAGCATATCCTTCTTATCTGCTCTGTCTGGTGTTGCTGTAACACCTAAAACATGAGCACCATTGAAGTAACCAAGCACTTTTTGATATGATTCAGATAGACAGTGGTGAGCTTCGTCTACAACGATTAGGTCAAACGCATTTACGGGATAAGCGTTTAATCTTCTGTCCTGGGTTAAGGTTTGAACTGAGCCTATGACAACATCAGCATCACTGTCTACGGCAGTGAACTGAGCTTTCTCGAACTGAGGAACAATCCCAGTTACAGCCTGTAACTTATCTGATGCCTGCTGTAATAATTCGTCTCTGTGAGCAAGAATTAAGGCTCTTCCTTTCTGATTATTAAGAAACTGCTGAACTATATTTGAGAAGACAACGGTTTTTCCTGTACCTGTTGCCTGGATAAGCAGGGTTTTACCCCTGCCTTCCTGCCACTCATGAAAAACAGCTGCAGTAGCTTCTTTCTGATATGGTCTTAATTCCATGACCGCTCCTATGACAGTAAATCGTCATCTGCAGGAGCCTGATTGTCTGGATTTGCTACAGGCTTGTTTGCCTGAGTCTTCTTTACAGCAGAACTCTTAAGAGCTGGAGTTGAGTTCTCAACTGAGCCGTCAAAGTCCAGGAAGCGCTCAATGTCATTGGTCAGCTTGTCCTCACCATTCTTATTGGTGTAGGAACGATGCTTGATTAGACAACGGCCTTTCTTACCGACTAACTGATCCCACTTGACACGAACCTTCTCGCCTTCCTTCTTCAGACCAATAGAACGCAGGAACTGAGACAGCTTCCACTCCATGCTGGAATACATAATCAGATCTGAATTTACAGAAGTACGGCCCTGTGGACTGTCGATGGTAAGAGTCAGGATTGCTTTATTGCAAGGCGGAATCTTAGAGCTACCAGGAAAACGACCGCGCTCAAACTTGCTTACAGTAAAGCTGTACTCACCTTCATCTAATAGGACAAAGTCTCCACCATCCTGCTCAACTTCATCGTCCCAACCAATCTCATAACCTTCGTTTGCCATGATTAAATTCCTCTTAAGTTAAAGTTAAAAATTAAAATAAATCCTTACCAAGCTTGCTCAGAATGGAATCCCACTTAGGTACAAGCTTATCTGCGTAATCTGTTACAGGAATGCGCTCATCAAAGTTCTTGGACTTTGACAGAAGTTCCTTCAGTTCATCCTCAGTAACTCCGTCTCGCTCCATGAGCTCTTTTAGCTGTTCTTTTAAAGCCTTACCCTCAGCGTTAATCTTCTTTATCTGAGATTTGCGGTCAGCTACAGGAGATTCTGAGAAGTACTCTGCTATGTTCTGGTAATCCATATCCAGCATGTCTTCCAAACCATAACGATTCTTTGCATCCCAACAAGGATGATGGCTTGTATACATCACACGCTTACCGCCTGATGCCTTAGCAGAGCCGTTGTCTGAATGGCTGACATAAGTCTTGTAGTTCAGGAAGAAAACCGCATCAGCCCACTCCTTTACGATTGGAGCGGTCTGACGTGTAAGCTTGAGCTCCCATCTGTCGAATGCACCCTGCTCATCTGGTAGCTCCTGCTTACGCATTTTTGCGTGAGCGGTGATTACCACATGTTTGCCGGACTCAATGACTTCATTAAAAGCGCTCAGCATCTTCTCAATCTCTTCGGAAACATAGGTATAGCCTTTACCGTAGCCGAATGATTCAATGGAAGGCTGTTTGTATTTGGTACAGATAGAATTGATTGCTAGCTGTTCTGCCCAGTCTGCAGTATCCAGAACTAAGGTCTTGCAGATGTCCTGACGTGCAACTTCTTTAATAGTCTCAAGCAGATCATTCCATGACTCTCGGCACTCGATACGTGCCACATCAAGATGAGCTGAACCGCCTTCTGTATCTATAAAAAGAGGATTTGGAAAGTTAGAGGCAAATGTGGTCTTGCCTATGCCTTCAGGACCGTAAACAACGACTTTCTGAGGTCTCTGAACCTTGCCTCTTGTTATATTGAGTTTAATTGCCATATAATTCACCTATAGATTATTCATATTCGCCCTAGTCTCGATTTAATCTCGAGGAACTAGGGTTTCTTTTCCTGGTACTCGAATTAAGAGCGCACCAAGTAACTCTTCAACTTTCTTCTTACCAAGTTCTTTTTCAATTGCAGTCAGAGTCTTGAGCTTATGAATGTTTTCATAAGGTTCTACTCCGTTTGCAGTCAGAGTCTTGGCTACTTCCTTTTCATCTGTGAATTTGCGTGTACTTCTTCCTGGTTTAAGTTCAAATCCCTCCCATGATTTACCGACCTTCGCACAGTTGAGAGCATATTCCTGAACATCCTTAATCCATGACACAATCTCATTACCGTGTCTTAGAATTGTCAGAATCTCATCCTCGGTCAGAGTAGTTGTCTCTCCCACTTGTAATTCAAAATCCTTAAGAATTTCCATGAACTCCTCTCCGTATTTTTTGCAGGTCCCTTTTGCTTTACAGAAGCGACACCAGTCACCTTTGTTGAAGGAACCGTTACCACTTAATGCTTCCTGAGCTTTTGGCTTAAACAGAGTTTCTGCTGCTTCCAGAAGTTCACCGATGGAAACTGTATAAGTGCTGATGTTCTCGATATTTGGCTGATAGATAGTCATAGTGACTTCTTCAATGTCCTCATACACTTCCTTGAAAGTGGAATAAGCACCCAGAGCGTAGAGCATCATCTGTGGATTCTTGTAGGCATTGACCTTCACACCAACACCGTTTTTGTAGTCGATAATGTTGATCTTGGTGTCATTGATAATGATGCAGTCCGCTGTTCCGAAACCACCTTCAGCAGCATATTCAGAGAAGTCCACTTTCTGCTCAATCATCACAGCACAGCCGTCTGTTACCAGCTCTTTGATGTACTCTGCGTATGCCTGAGCATTACGCTCATCATCCACGCTGTACTCATACTCTGGAGCCTTAACAAGGTTCTCGTTGATTTTGCCGAGTATCTTGTAGAGCTTATAAGCACAGAGCTCATGCACTTCAGTTCCCTTCTGCGCATCATTAGATGCGTTATCAGGAAGTCCTTCACATGCCTTAATACTTGCAGTGCAGTTCAGCCAGCGGTGTGCGCCGGATGCACTTAAAATGGAATGTCGTTCTGCCATGACTTCAGTCCTCTCAGTACAACACCATAGTCACACTGCTTAAGCTCAGATAATTTCTTGGCACCGTGATCGCGTAGAAGCTGTAAGAAATATTCTCTGCCACCGTCAGCCTTCAGGACTTCGGTAGCTACCGCTTTGATATCTTCGATTTTGGTGTCACCGTCATCAAACTTGATTGCTGGATCTTTTCCGTCAATAACGTTCAGCTTTCTACGAATTTCATCAATAGATAACTGCATACGGTCAAGTTCTCCGACAATCTGAGAGATAGCCAGTGCTTCAGTTGCGACATGTTCAGACATTTACTTGGTCTCCTTCTTTTTCTTCATTTGATTAACAAGATTTCTCAGGGCATCTACAACGATGTAGTTTGGCTGAGAGATTGAATTGGTTTTAAGACGTGAAATGTAACCTTGCTGAGTTCCAGTGAGTTCAGCAATCTTCTGCTGAGTTAACCCCATAGACTCAAGCTCAGAAATGGCTTCAGTAGGTGTAAGCATTCAATATTTCTCCCTTTAAGTTATTCACATTGTAATTAACTCATTACAATCGTAATGTTAAATTATTCAGAAAGTAATATCAAGTGCCGTTATTTAAAAAAAATAACTTTTAGTATAATTGTGATAAGAGGAGAAAAATTATGAATATAAGCGAAAGACTTGCCCTCTTATTAAAAGAAAAGAATATAACGGCAAATGCTTTATCTAAAAAGACAGGCGTGCCACAACCAACCATTCATAAAATATTAGAAGGCAAGACAACTAATCCAGGAATAAATACCATATCAGCCCTAGCTAAAGGACTTGATACAACCATTTTTAATCTAATGTTATATATTAGTGATGAAGAGGCGGAACACATTTATGATAGCGAAGGTATGACTTTAAAAGAAAGACGTACTGGTTCGCATGAAATATTTAAAAGAAAAATAGAAGTACAATACAAAGCACCTTTACTTTCTTGGGTTCAAGCAGGAAATATGACTCAGATTAAAGATGAAGAGTTAAATGAATGGTATTACTATCCAGGAAAAGCAGCTAACGATCATATTTTCTGTCTACGTGTTGAAGGTGAATCAATGGAGCCTAAATATCAAGATGGTGATATTGTATTCGTAGATCCTGATAAAGCATACAATAACGGCTCTACAGTTATAGTGGTTGATGATGATTACCCTGAAGGAAGTTATGCAACCATGAAAAAATTAGTAATGGATGGGCCAAAGAAATATCTAAAACCTCTTAATCCAGAATGGCCAGGGCCTAAATTTATTGATTTCACTAATACAATGCGTATTGTTGGTGTTGTAATAGGTAAGTTTGTAAAAGAATAAAAGTCCCTTCTAAATACTAAAATGCAGTTTTATACTGCATTTTTTATTACCTCTTTCTCATTTCCGAAAAAATATTTTTTTGTAATAAAAATCACAATTTAATTACTTTTGTAATAACTTTCTTATTCTTTTGGTTGTAATTTGTAATTCCTTTCGTTATTATTACTTTTGTAATAAGTTTATTTCTAAACGAATAAGGAATATCACCAATGAAGATCCAAACTTTATCAGACAAACGCACTTACTCAGTACGTCTAACCACATTATTCAACGTTGAAGAGCTGTGCACTGGTGTAAAGGGACCAGAACTCTGCAGCAACATCCTACCAAAGCTAAAGAAAATCAACGAGCACGGTGAAATCTGTGTATTTGATGATCAGTACGGTTATCTTGCAGTACGCATGGATAACCATCGCTTCATCGTCAACGAATACGCTGAGTTTGAAGATTCGCTGAACAGCTCATTACAGGCATACGAAAGCAATCTGTTTAAGTTCAATTCTACTGTGGAGCTTAAGTATGCGTAATGAGGTAGACCAGACAATCACAGACTGGAAGAAGCGCTACACCATTATTCAGATCATAAACGGTGTAGTAATCGCGCTCTTCTTGGCAGCAGGATTTTTCACAGTACATCATTTATTTGCTGAATAACTAATAAGAACTACAGCATTGGTGATTTGGGCGGGTTCACCCGTAGCCCGCCCCTTTTTAGGAGGTCATCATGATACTTGAAGTAGACAACACAGAATGGACAGCAATAAGACTGGCAATGGAATCAGAGTACAAAAGATATCTTGAAGGGATTGAACTGGCATCATCAGAGCAGGTAAAGGAAGACTTTGATCAGACAGCGCTCCTCTACAGAAAGATTCTTGATGGACTAAAAGAGCAGATAAACAAGCAGACTAAGGACTAAAAATGTTACCAAGAGGCCTCAGCGAAGAGGAATTTAAAAGACTTACAGTTAAGGAATACCTGCAGGGCGGTTACGATGTAGACAGAGAAATGGCCGAAGAACTCGCCCAGACAGAGTGGGAAATCAGACAGGAAGTTGAGAACCAGTTCCGTATGAAGAAAGTGGTACTCAAGGAAAAGAATGATCACGCAGGCTTCGGCAAACGTGGAATTGCTATGCATCAGAACCGTACCATTAAAGCCGGTGATCAGGAGCTTCGAATCAGTACCACTGCATACAAAGCTCTTCGGAAGAAGGCAATACTCACCAAAGAGGATGTGGAATGGCTTTTCTGTGGGGATGATGAGTTTCTGCCGAGGCATGCAAAGGGGCTTAACTTTCCAATCTTTATCCCCCAATTCGGAGGATACAGAACATGGGCTGTATACGAATGGATTGATAAATTTCAGATAAGGAGAAAATCAAAATGATCACTAATACAACAGACTTACAGAAAGCTTTATTTGCAGAACTAGAGGCTCTGCAGAATGAGGACAACTACAAGGACAAAGACGGTGTAGATACCCTCGTATGGGGAAAGCATAACCCAATTGCCATTGCTTTTAAGGATAAGGAGTTCTTCAAATACTGCAAAAGCAAAAGTATTGATGATTATCTGATTGAAGAACCTTTACTCAAATTCATTGATGAAAAGATTGCTGAGTTGGAACTACAGAGCGTGGAGATGGGTAAGTGATAAATGTTGTTCTTTGTATATTCTGGCTTTTATCGGTGTCAGTGTAGCGATAGGCGCTTTTATTCTGAATGAAGTCATACAGGAACTAAGAGAAATTAAATACAAGCTGGAGGAACGTTAAATGGAAATTAAGCTTGAAAGACTGCTGCTGAAGCGTGAGGAGGTTGCATCCATTCTGGGCTTTAGTATGTCTTATCTGCAGAGAGTAAGAGAAAACACACGTCTGCATTTTCCAGAGCCGGTATATTTCTTCGAGAAATCCAGTATCAAGACCACACCATTCTGGAAGCTGAAGGACATACAGGAGTGGGTTGATAAGTATCAGGGGTTAGAAAATGGTTAAGCTGAAAGAAAGATAAGGACTGCATATATGACTTTTGGAACTTTTTTCGATGGCGTAGAACACGACTGGCATATATGTGTATGTCACCCTGACGGTCTCGACTGGAATGTAAATCTTAAAAAAGGTAGTGATGACAATGATGAAATACTGGAGACCTACAAAGCAAGATTTGTAAAGTCTGTCTGCAAGGTAGATGTATCCGGTGTCGGAGGCTGGCACGGATATGATGTTGAACTGCTTCCTGAAGGAGCTCCTGAACAGGATGTTGTTTTTGAAGAATACGAACGACAGGTCGCAATACCATGGTAACAGATCATCTTGGCAATAAGTTTAAGGGGGTACGTGCGATGTATCTCCACTACGGTCTGAACGAAAGTATTTACTACCAGCGTAAAAGACAGGGACAGTCTCTGGAGAAGATCTTAACTACTCCAGTAAGACTTCAGAAGAACAGCTGTCTTGATGACACTCTAATTTATAAGAGGCATCAGGTCTCCAAAATGAGATGCCAACAGAGAGCTGTAAAGATGCACTCAGAGAACACCTACAGAGTTGAACATGGAACTGTAACAGTTAAGGAGTTCTGGAGATGAAGAATTTGATGTATAGAGTTGTTTTATTCTTTAAAGCGGATGAGGGTGAGCGTGTTCACTATGCCGATATTAGAACACAATTCAGAAGGCAGTATCTTTTCTTCGGAAAGTATTATGCGAATCTTGAAATCAATTTAACCGATTTAGATCCTACACCAATGAATAAAGAAGATGCTGAGTTTACATCTAAATTAGCTTGGCTGGCATTCAGACATAATGGACTTCTAAGGGTAGAGCTGGAGGAAGTGGAAGAATGAAACATTTAGCAGAATACTCAGCCAAGAGTTTATATGGCTTCTTTAAGAAGGAAGAGATTTGTTTTGTTGTTGAAAAGGAATTTGAGTGGATAGACGATACTTCAGACGTGACAGACGATCTAAAGGAAGCAAAATTACTGGCTAAAGAGAATGAAGCTCAGATTTTTATTTATAAGAAGAGGCTTTGCATAGATTGTTTTTATCCTGATACGGTTTTTCAAGATGTACTTGATAGCCTTGAACGTGAAGGTCTAGCCAGTGAGCTTCTTTTAGACCGCATAGGAGAGGAAGGTGAGAAAGAATTTACAGAAATGTGTAAAAAATGGTTTGCGAAACATATCGGTAAAAATTCTTGGTTTGCAGATGAATTAGTGGGAGTGCTGAAAGATGAAAACATTTGATAAGAAAGACGTTTATTCTTGGAGTAATGCGAAAGATGCAAAGCAGTATATAGGGAAAGATTGTTATTTTGCAGACAAATTAGACACCCTAAAAGAGAAAGTAAATAAAAATAACATGTCTATGTTACAAGATGTATTAAATCCGGGAGAAAATTATGTTCAAAATATTTTTTGTAGTACAACTGATTCATGTTGGGGATTGTGCCTCCCAGCAGATAAGGTTATAGAGGTTAAAGAAAAGAAATGGAGAGCTTTTACTTTAGAAGAATTTTTAGACAGATTTTCTATAGGAACAAAAATCTCTTTTAGAAGAAGAGACATAACAAGAAGCACTTATGGTTTGTTTGAGGGGTATCAAACAGATATAGATGAAACAGAAACATACCATAAAATAATTATTTGTAATTTATGGTACACCCTTGATGATTTATTTGAAAAATACGAATACCTAGACGAACATGGAGAATGGAAATCTTTTGGAGTTGAAGAATGAACAGAGAATTACCAAAAGAATGGGAAGTATGGAAACATTTTAAAGGTGTAGATTACACAATCATTTGTATAGGACACCATTCAGAGACAGGTGAGAAAATGGTTGTGTATGCAAAAACAAAATACATTCAATTAGGAGATGATGATATTGATATATCTTGGGAAGGTGAACCATGTATTAAACCATTAAAAATGTTTATGTCAGAAGTTGATCACGTTAAATATCCCGATGTTAAGCAGAAATACAGATTTGAAAAATTTGAAATGGTGGAAGAATGATTATTTTACCTATCAAGAAAAAATGGTTTGACATGATAAAGAAAGGCGAAAAGAAAGAAGAATACAGGGAGATAAAGCCTTATTACAACTCACGATTTGAAATTTTTAAACGCCGTTCTCATGTCTTAGTACAGTTTAGAAATGGGTATTCATCTAATAGTCCGTATATCGTATGCAGGTGTTCTTTGTCTGTCGGTAAAGGTAAAAAAGAATGGGGAGCACCTGATAAAGATGTTTATATCTTAACTATTACAAGAATTTATAGATTGGAACAATATCTCTTGGAGGGGAAAGAATGAGTAGTTGGTGGGTAGATTATTTAAACGGTATTTTAACAGGTGTATTTCTCTCCTTTGTTATTATAAATACAGTAGACTTTTTTAAAGTTAGAAGAAAATTAAGAAAAACAGAAAAGCAGATAGAGAAAATACAGAAGCAATTAGAGGAGGAATAGATATGACAGAGCAGGTATTACTGGATAAGAAGCAAGTACGCGCTCTGCTTCATGTGGGTTATAACAGATTTATCATTTTAAAGAAGGCTAAAAGTTTTCCAAAACCTGTGAGTATGTACAAGGGCCAGCGCAAGCTGTTATGGAGATATGAAGATATTAAAAACTACATTGACAGCTTGGCAGTGATTTAACATACTAGCTGTACTCCTTTTAAAAGCAAAAAAAGATAGTCATAAGATGGTACCAAGGCCGGTGAGTTTACACTTTTTCTCACCGGCTTTTTATTTGTGTAGACACTCCTCAACGTAATCACACCATTGCTGCATAGCTGAGCGACGTTTCTCCAGTAGATCACTTCTATCGTATGCGAGCACTGTCTCAGTACCTCCCACATGAGCGATGCATTTTTCGGCCACATCGTAAGGTATATCATGATCGTGCATCCATGTGCGCCCTATTGAGCGTATGCCATGAGGTACGAGCTTATCTTTGAACCCGTGACGGCGTAGGAAGCGCGAGCCGGACTCCTCAACAAAGTGACCCTCGCTCTGAGTGCTGGGGAATACATACTCGTTTATACGTGGACGGTTTTTGAGTAATACTTCGAGCTGAGTGGTAATCGGTACCCTATGAGGCCGTTTCATCTTCATGGTTTCAGCCGGTACAGTGATCACCTTATTCTCAAAGTCTATCCACGACCACTCGAGCGCTGTATATTCTCCTGGGCGCAAAAGAGTATAAAAACCACAGAGTAACACCTCCCACGTAGTCCGCGCTTTGAGTCCGGCTTTTTGTAGTACGGTCATAGCCTCGGGTAGTTCCTTCCATGGAATTGATGGGCGGTTTTTGCGTATCTTGGCCGGTGAGATAAATGTCGAGTTAAGGTTCTGCCACTTGAGCGCGTCTACCTGTCCTCTATTAAAGGCAAATACCTCAAGCTCGCGGAGACTGCCACAGATACGCTTTATAGTCTCATATTTACCCTGTTTGGCCAGCTGAGACTCCATAGAGCGTATAAGTGCCAATGGTGGTATTCTCTTAATATTCAAATCACCAAAGACCGGCATTATATAGGTATTGATACGACTCTCAATATCCGGCCAGTTCTTGATACGCTCTTTTTTAAGTTTCAGCCACTCGGTAAATATAGCCTTGAAGGTATTATCCTCCTCGGAGCAGGTGATACGTATTTCCTTGTCAACAATGACCGCCTGAGCGCGTGCGTCTTTAATTGACAGCTCTGGATATGCGCCTAATACCTTACATATACGCTGGCCCTGTATGGACTTAGACAGTATCCATTTCTTTTTGCCGTTTGGATAAACGCGCAACATGAGGCCGTCACCGTCGGTCAGATGGTAGATTTTTTCTTTTGGTTTTGCGGACTTAACCTGTAAAACGTTCAGCAT